TAAAAACAAGTTCGCAAAAGAAAACTTACTAACCAAAATAATTGAATATGCTTCCTGAAATAACACTACGATCCCACAGCTCCGATCAATTTTTAATTGATAGAGTTCTTTATTCTAATTCTTATAGGATAAATAATTTTTTACCGAACTCAACCGTTGTTGATATTGGAGCGCACATTGGCACCTTTTCTATTAGTGCGCATCTTCACGGCGCAGAAAAAATTTATGCGTTTGAGCCATTCCAAAATAATTACGAAATCTTAATTAAGAATCTTTTTAATTTTTGTAAAAACTATCAAAGCTATCAACTAGGGGTTACAAACTCCGCTGGATTTTTTTCAATAGAAGAACCTCGCCTTGTTAATAATTTTTTTTATGACATTTCGGATATAAAAATTTCTGAAAAAGGACACCCTTCATACTTTTGCAAGCTCGATGAAGTGCTTTCTATGATTCCGGAAAAAATCAACCTGTTAAAAATTTCTATCCCCGACCCTGTAGAAATTCTTGAAAATTCAAATAAACTGTATCTGTGCGAAAATCTTTGCTTTGAACTAGACAGTAAAGAAAACAGTGAAGAAATTCTGGAAAAAATAAAAAGGAAAGGAGCCTTTTTGAATTGCGAAGCTTTAAAAAATTCACAAAATACTACTTTATATAAATTTTCAAAAACAGATCTTAGCATTTGTTTTTTAAAATATAACAATTAATATGCCAATTTATAGATACAAGCACCCAAAATCTGGCAAAGTGGTCGAAATTATTCAAAAAATGACCGACAGGCATGAATATTGCGATGAAAATGGAACTCAATACGAAAGAGTTTTTGAAAACCCAAACCTATCTAAAGATACAATCATTAACCCATTTAGCAAAAATGATTTTATCAATAAAGCCCACGATAAAAAAATGAATGTTGGAGAAATGTGGGATTTGTCTAAAGACTTAAGCAATAAAAGAAAACAAATTGATGGCAAAGACAAAATAAAACAAAACTACAATAAACAAAAATATGAGTCGAGAATTAACCATATCAAGAAAAATACAAGTAAAAAAATCTCCCATTGAGGGCTTTGGCGTTTTTGCCATTGAAGATATCGCCGCAGACGAAGTATTGGAAGAGGTTCCATTTATACTTTTTCCAAAATATACCGGGTTAGGCAAAGCCTTTCACGATTTCTCTAATCAACTAGGATATTGCGCAAGCAAAAATAAATTTTACGAGAATCTTAGGCAAAATCTTGGATTTAAAGATCCTGAAAAATATTACTTTACTTGGAGCCCACCCCAGCCAGATTTAGGTGGCGAAAAAATTCAATTCCAAGTTTTGCCACTCGGCTTAGGTTGCATTTACAATACTTGCAATACTAAAAATAATGCTGGATGGGATGTTAAAAGAGACACCTTTATTTTTCACACAGTCAAACCAATTAAAGCGGGCGAAGAAATAAGAACTTTCTATGGGTATTTTGTTGACGACTCTAGTAGAAACTGGAACGCAGATTTGGTTTTTTATTTCGGAGTAGACTTCGTTAAAAAAGAGCCAAACCTTGAGCATCTAGACGCGTCCACGGGTGCACCGATGCTATCCGCTCTTAAATTTTCCAGTGCTGAACATTGGGAAAGAAAAAGAAGAGATGCAGGCTATGCGAAAATCTCAGAACTTATTTCAAAATATAAAGATTTAAAATTTGAAAAAATTTCTGCAATTGGCCCAAACGGGCAAGAGGGGTTAATTAACGAAGATATCAAAAATCATAAAACCAGCGCAAAAATTTATGAGACACTATACACCTATCAAACAAGCAACGCGAGCAAAATAAAATTTGTTTTTTCTAACAATGAAAACAAAGAATTAGATGAAGTCGTTGTGGATAGATAATTTCATTTATGAATGATATTGAAGAGGTTTTAAGCTACGTAAAAGATTTAAGATCTCGCAACCCCAGCATTAAGATTGTTGCCACAAATGGATGCTTTGACATAATTCATCAAGGTCACATTTCCATGTTAAAATCTGCTCAAAGACTTGGAGATGTTCTTATTGTTGGCCTCAATTCAGATTCATCTGTGAAGTCTTTAAAAGGAGAATCTCGTCCCATAAATCGTCAAGGGGACAGAAAAACTGTCTTGCAAGAACTAAGATGTGTGGATTATGTTGCTGTTTTTGAAGAAAACACAAGTCATAAATTTTTGGAAGCAGTTAAACCGAATGTTTATGTAAAAGCGGGAGACTACTCGCTGGAAACTCTTAATTCATTGGAAAAAGAAGCGCTTGTAAAGTGCAATGCACAAATTAAATTTACGCACTATGTGACTGGAGTTTCCACGACAAATATTTTAGCAAAAATAAAGTAAGGAATATTAAAAATTCACGGTCTTTTTATTCACATATAGACTTGAACGATCCACCCCGCCGTTAACTTAACAGTTTGCGATTTGCAGATTTATAATATGAAACTAGCCATAGCCACAATTTATACAGAAAATATTAAAAATCTAGCCGCCATAACAGTTGAGCTAAACAAAAGAGAGTATTGTGAAAAACATGGGTACGATCTAATAGTTAAAACTAAAGATTTTTCCTGCAAACATCTGGGGTTTGCAAAAATTAATTTTTTATTAGAATTACTAAAAACAAACAAATACGATTGGATTTTATGGTGTGGGTCAGACACCATGATAACTAACTACAACATCAAATTAGAAAATTTAATAGATAATAATTATCACTTTATTATAGCTAATGACGTTTGGGCTTGGAATAGCGACGTATTTTTTATTAAAAACTCTCAAGAGGCAATCGCTTTTTTTGAAAAAATATACAGCAAATATGGTCTATACACCGACGGAAACGGCAACGCCTTAGACACTGGTCAAAGATTACCCGATGGAGGAAATCGTAATTGGGGCGAGCAACAAGCCATGTTAGATTTAAAAGAAGAATATAAAGATATAATTAAAGAAGTCCCTCAAAAAATAATGAACGCATATTTATATGATTTATACCCATCGGCCTGGCACCAAAAGGGGCTCGATTGCAACGGGAACGATGGCCGCTGGTCTTTCGGAGACTTTCTAGTTCACTGGCCAGGTTTACCAAACAGCGCTAGGGAAAAATTAGCGGTTCATTTTTTAGATTTAATCATTAAGTAAAATAAAATTTTAGTCATGACCTTAGAAGATTTACAAAAAATAATCTCAGAGTTCATAAAAGAAAAGCACTCTCAAAAAACGTGGACCGCTGGCGCGGATTGGGTTCAATACGCGGGACCATATTTTTCTTCAGAAGAGTATGTTGCCGCCGTATCTTCAATTCTTAACGAGTGGTTAGTCCTGGGAAAAGATGCAATCACCTTTGAATCTGAATTTCCTAAATTAATGGGCAAAGAATACGGAATTTTAACCAACAGCGGAAGCTCATCTAATTTAATTATGATGTCCGCCTTAACATCTAAAAGGCTATATAATTTTCCGAAAAAAACTAAAGTAATTACTCCTATTGCGGGCTTTCCCACTACACTAAACCCAATTTTTCAAGTTGGATTTGAACCAATATTTGTAGATATTGATCTTAACACTTTAAACTTAAATTTAGATCAGGTTGAAGAGCAAGCTAAAAAAGGCGCGAGAGTAATCACATTTGCTCATGTATTAGGAAACCCACCAGACATGAATCGCTTAATGAATATTGTTAAGCAATATAATTTAATTTTACTGGAAGACTGCTGTGACGCACTCGGCTCAACTTATGATCATAAACCTTTAGGAAGCTTTGGCGAATTAGCAAGCTGTAGTTTTTATCCCGCGCACCACATAACTATGGGAGAGGGTGGATTTGTTGCTTCTAAAACGAAAATACAAGAAATAGTTTCTCGCAGTTTTCGTGAATGGGGCAGAGGGTGTTATTGCGTCGGTAAAAAAGCCAATTTATTGAAGAATGGAAGCTGCGGAAATAGGTTTTCTAATTGGTTGCCCGAATTACCGGACGAAATCTTTGACCATAAGTATGTATACGATGAAATAGGGTACAACCTAAAACCAATCGAACTGCAAGCATCTATCGGATTAGAGCAAATGAAAAAGCTTCCACTTATTCATCAAAAAAGGAAGCAAAACCACGCAAAACTAGTTAATATTTTCAAACCATACGAGGAATTTTTTATTTTACCGAAAGCGACTAACCTCTCCGATCCTAGCTGGTTTGCGTTTGCAGTAACCATTAAAGACAATAATAAATTCAAAAGAAAAGATATAGTAGACTTTTTAGAGTCTAATAAAATACAAACAAGACCATATTTTGCGGGCAATATTATGCTACAGCCAGCTTACGATGGATTGATTAATAAAAACGATGTGATTACTAAATATCCAAATGCAAGAAAAGTAACCACCGATACTTTTTTCTTAGGAACAAGTCCAGTTATTACGCCAGAACAATTAAACTACGTTGAAGAAATTGTTCATTCTTTTTTTAAAAAACACACCTCCGCCTAGTAGTATAATTCATATGACAAAAATAGTTTATATAACAGGATGCCTTGGCTTTATTGGCTCTTATGTAACTCGCATGTGTCTTGATAAAGGGTGGTATGTCAAGGGGGTGGATAAGATTACCTATGCTGCTAATAAAGACCTATTAAACGAATTTAAATCTTATCCAAATTTTTCATTTGTTCACAGTGACATTAATGATTTAAAATTCTTATATGATTGTGATTATATTATCAATACTGCCGCAGAAACCCATGTCGGTAATTCCATAGCAAATAGCGATGACTTTGTCCATTCGAACATCAATGGCATTTACAATATCTTAAAACTCATAAAGAATTATAGACAAGAAAATTCAGAAATTCCAACGCTATTACATTTTAGCACAGATGAAGTTTATGGTGATATTGCTGAAGGCGCTCATAGCGAATTAGATTTGCTTAAACCATCTAATCCATATTCTGCTACAAAAGCGGCTGCGGATATGTTGATATTAGCTTGGTCTAGAACATATGGTATTCCTTATGTTATAATACGGCCAACTAATAACTATGGGGTAGGACAATACATTGAAAAACTTGTTCCTAAAGCTTGCAAATATTTAAAACTTAATAGAAAAATTCCATTACATAATAGCGGAACTCCTGTTAGAAATTGGCTTCACGCCGAAGACACAGCAAGCGCTGTAATAAAAATTATAGAATCCAATGTAAAAAATGAAATATACAATATTTGCGGCGGATTTGAGCAGTCTAATTTAGAAACAATAAATAAAATTTTAAATATATATTTGGAAAATCAAAAGTATAGCCTATCTGATTATGTAGATTTCTCATTTTCTAGGCAAGGGCAAGATGTTAGATATGCTTTAAATGATTCTAAATTAAGAGCAATAGGTTGGGAGCCTAAAAAACAATTTGACAAAGAACTAAAATATATAGTAGATTACTACAAAAATAAATTCATATGGTAATATATATAGACATTGATGACACAATTTGTCATAGCCCTGATAAACCCAATTACACAACAAGCACTCCAATAAAAGAAAATATTGAAAAAGCCAATAAATTATATGACAAAGGGCATCTTATAGTCTATTGGACAGCTAGAGGATCTGCTACTGGAATTGATTGGAGTGAAATGACTAAACAGCAATTTAAAGATTGGGGGGTAAAGTATCATGATCTTAAATTTGGTAAACCAAATTATGATCTTTTTATAGACGATAAAAATTTAAACACAATTGATTGGATATGAAAAATAAAATTTTTGAAAATTTGTTTGTGCTTGAATTAGCAAACAATCATTGGGGTGATTTAAAAAGAGGCAAAGAAATTGTAAAACAGTTTGCTAAAATTATAAAAGAAAATAAAATTAAAGCAGCCATTAAATTACAATTTAGGGATGTAGATAATTTTATTCATAAAAATTTCCGAGATAACGGACAAGGCGAAAATCTTTTAAATTTACCTAAACGCAGTCGTTATATTCAAAAGACGTCTAAAACAAAATTAACTTACAACGAGCTTGAAGAACTAATTAATTATATTAAAAAACATGATTGCATACCAATGTCAACACCATTTGATGAAACATCTGTTGATTGGTGTGTAAATATGGATTTACCTATTATTAAAATAGCCAGCTCAGACATCAATGATTGGATTTTATTAAATAAAATAGCCTCCACCCAAAAACCAGTAATTATTTCAACCGGGGGCGCTAATGATAAACAAATTGATGATGTAATTAAATTTTTTAGTAATCGCAATATCCCTCTAGCTGTTAATCATTGCGTGTCAAAGTATCCTAGCGAAGATAATGAATTAGAATTAAATCAAATTGATTATCTAAAAACAAAATATCCTGATTTAGTTATTGGATTATCAACTCATGAATATCATGATTGGTATTCATCTATGTACATTTCATATGCTAAAGGAGCAAGAACATGGGAACGGCATATTGATATTCCGTATCCGAAAGGTCATGAGCAAAAAGAAGTATCTATATATTGTTCATTACCCCACCAAATAGACGAATGGTTTAAGGCATTTAACAGAGTTGCCGCTATGTGCGGAACATCTTCAAATGAAAGAAGAATTATTGATGATAAAGAAACTAAATATTTACAAGCTTTACATAGAGGTTTATATTTAAAACAAGATATTAAAAAAAGATCAAAAATAACAATAGATAATCTATATAGCGCCATACCATACCAATATGAATTAGGCCAAATTTCATCTAGAGATTTTATTGAAAATGATGCTGTAGCTTGTAAAGATTTAAAAAAAGACTCACCATTACTGAAAACAGACATTCAATGATTAAACTATCAGACTACGTTTTTGATTTTATAGCCAGCAAAGGTATTGATACTGTATTTACGGTGTCCGGAGGAGGGTGCATGCATCTAATAGATTCCCTAGGAAAAAATAAGCATTTAAAATATATTTGCAATCACCATGAACAAGCATCAGCCATGGCTGCCGAAGGATACGCTCGGGTTACGAATAAACCAGGATGTGTTTTAGTAACTACAGGGCCTGGGGGAACTAATGCTTTAACGGGTGTGTTGTGCGCTTATCAAGATTCAATTCCAATAATTATAATATCTGGCCAAGTTCCTTCGGATCAGTTGTCTAATAGAACAGGCTGTAGACAAATTGGGCAACAAGAATTTAATATAATCGATACAGTTAAAACTATGACCAAATATGCTGTAATTATTAATGATAAGAATACGATACGTTATCACTTAGAAAAAGCATATCATATAGCAACTACCGGTAGGCCAGGTCCTGTTTGGATTGATATACCATTAGATATACAAAGCAGTATTATTGATATTAAACAACAAAAGGGATATACACCACGCAAAAAGAAAAATTTATTAAATTTTTATTATTTTAATAAATTACAAAAATTATTACAAAACAGCAAAAAACCAGTCGTTGTTGTTGGTGGAGGCATCAGAGCTTCAAATACTGTAAATAAGTTACAGGAATTTTTAAATAAAACAAATCTCCCTGTTATGACGGGTCCACATTCAGGAGTAGATGTGGTTAATACTGATTATGGCTATTATGCTGGTAGGTTTGGCCTATTAGGACAGTACACATCCAACCATCTTATACAAGATAGTGATTTAATTATATGTTTGGGTTCTAGATTAAATCCGAAAATGACAGGGTATGACGCATCAAAATTTGCACCAAATGCTAAAAAAATAATAATAGATATCGATAAACATGAAATTAAAAAATTGAAGTTTAAAAAAATAGGATGGAATATAGATCTTAATGATTTTTTTGATTATGTTAATCCTAAAATAATTACACCAGAAATAACAAACTGGCAAAATGAAATAAAAATAAAAAGAGCAAAAGAAAAATTAGTTTTAGAAAAACACGAAACTCTGACCGATTATGTTAGTACATATGTATTTTCTAAAAAATTAGAAAAAATTTTAGACAAAGATTCTATAATTGTTACAAGTGATGGTACGGCTCATGTGGTTCCTTTAAAAACTATAAACTTAAAGCACAAGCAAAGATTGTTTAGTAATGAGGGAACGGCTCCAATGGGTTATGGTCTTCCGGCTGCTATAGGTGCATATTATGGCAGTAAAACTCCAATAATCTGCATAGAAGGAGATGGAAGTATAATGATGAATATTCAAGAACTAGAAACAGTTCGACATCACAATATACCTTTAAAACTTTTCATTATAAATAATGAAGGTTATCTGTCAATTAAACTAACTCAAAAGTCTTTTTTTAAAGGTAATTTAATAGCCTCTGAAATTTCTTCTGGAGTCTCTATTCCATCTTTTAATAAAATCGCAGACGTTTTTGGATTTCAATATCATTCGGTACGAAGTAATAAACAAATAGATTCTATACTTGATAAAGTTTTTAATAATAATGATCCCACAATAATAGAAATATTTACAGATCCTAACGAACAACACGAACCAAAAGTTATTGCTAAAGGCATAGATAAGAATGGTAAAATTATACCAGGAGAATTAACAGATATGTTCATATCAGATGTGTTTAACTTATGAAAATTCTCATCATAGGCTAAAATAACTATATATGAATAATTTTATTAAATATTATAAAAGACACATTGATGGAATTTCTTACTTTTTGGAAAACATTGATAATAGTAAAATAAAAAAGTTACTACAATTTTTTACAAAAAAACACAATAAATATTGATGATTTTAATTTGAATTTAAATGAAGTTGGACATATCAATAGAACTGGTTACAGATAAAGTTTTAGGATTTTTAACATGAATTGGCCATTAAACACAAATAATTTTACATTTACAGATAGACTTAGAATTGCTTTATTCATTCTCAATAAAAATAACTTTTGGACACAACACAAATATGTTAAAAAATTTGAAGAGGAAATGGCAAATTATGTAAATGCAAAATATTCTGTATTTGTTTCTAGTGGTTCTACAGCAAATACCCTTTTAGCAATGTATTTGAAAGATACTCTAAATAGAAAAAATAAAAATATAATTATTTTTCCTTCTACTACTTGGACGACTTCTATATCTCCATTTTTAAGAGAAGGATTTTTACCAAAATTTATAGATATATGTTTAGATGATTTTTGTTTAGATCTTGATGCTACTGAAAAATATTTAATCAAAAATCATAAGAAAGTCGCTGCAATAGTTTGCGTGTCTTTAATTGGACAAGTCCCGAACATAGAAAAATTAAAACATTTAGAAAAAAAATATAATGTAAGAATACTCTTAGATAATTGTGAAAATACTTTAGGATCATATTGCGATAAAAACATATCATCTTATTTTACAAGCACAACAAGTACATACTTTGGACATCAATTACAAAGCGTAGAGGGAGGATTTATTTTTACAAATTCTCAAAAAGAATATGAATATTTTTTAATGAATAGGAACCATGGTATGACAAGGAGTTTAATTACTTATGATTTGAATCCTAAAACATATAATAATCCAGATGTAGATCAAGCATTTGATTTTTTTTCTTTGGGCAATAATTTTAGGAATAGTGATATTAATGCTTTCATAGGGTTATTAGATTTTAAAAGGATTAAGGAATATACAAATAAAAGAATAAAAGTTTATAATGACATTAGATATTTATTTAAAAATAAGAAAATTATTCTTCCTATAAATTTTGAAAATAGAAAAGCTGTACCATTTTGTTTTCCATTTGTTTCGAAGGATAAAAATTTTATAGAATCCTTAAAAGAATATTGTAGAAATAAAGGAATTGAAACCAGACCAATAATATCTGGTAATTTATTAAAACAAACATGTTATAAACAATATGGAAAAAGTCATGAATTTATAAATAGTGAATTTTTACATAATAATGGGTTTTATATCGGTATTTATCCCACTATTAAAAACCGTCAAATTAAAATGTTAGAAAAATTTATAAAATAAATTTATTATTAAATGAATAGAATCAATCAAATTAGTGAACTTCTACTTCAAGAAATCGCAGAAAGATTCAATAAAGAACCTTTAGACGTAAAAGATTTAGAATTTAGCGAAACATTTGCAGAAATATTAGATAGATTTATTGTGTTACATATTAGGATGTGGAAACTAGAAGATGCAGCAGGGCAAACTACCACAGATTCTGAATTAGCAGATATTAAGAGGAAAGTTGACTACTGTTTTAAGGATAGAAGACCTAAATTAATTAAAGCAATTAATAGTTTTTTAGATGTTTATATAAATAGAAATTATGCTAAAAAATTCTCAGAAGAAAATGTAAAAATATACAAAGGTTTTAAAGGTTAATGAAAATCCGAAAGAAGATTTTGTAATTATAACAACTGCAAGAAAAAAAAGAATTTAAAAAAAGACCATTAAATTTTTAAAAAAAACAATATAAGTCATGAAAAAAATAATTTTTTATAACGATCACCAAAATGGTGACATAGCACTTTGTAGAGGCATTATAGATACTGTAATAAATAATTGTGAAACTAATGCTGAATTTTATTTTTTAATGTCTAAAAAAAATAATCTTCAATTTAATAATAAAGTTAAAGTAATTTATGGAAATTCGAATGATTATGGATTTGGTAACGATTGCATCGCAATTAATCTATGGATAGGAAGCAGCCCAACATTTATGAATAGAACTAACGCCCCTAGAAATGCTTGGGGAAATCCAGTGGATTATAATATCAGTGCTATTTATGATCATTACTGCGAAATAATTAATTTATTAAATAGCAATACTGATGTAAAAGTAAAACGCACAAATGATGAAACCGATATGATTCCAAAATCTTGTAAAGATCCGCACCGTAAAAAAGAAGTTGATAGTTTTTTAGAATCAATAAATCATTTTAACAAAAAAGTTTTAGTGTGCAACGGTACGGTTTATTCTCTTCAATGTCCAAATTTTGATTTAAGAGGTTCAATATATACATTGGTAAATCAATTAAAAGATACGGCTTTTATATACACGGAATCTAGCAATAATTTTTTACCTAATGAATTTTCTGTGAATCATTTTGTTTCAATACCAAATTTACTTGAGATAGACTATTTAAGCACAAAGTGTGATGTATTAATATCAAGACGATCTGGACCTGGCGAAGTGATACAAACTTATGATAATTTTTTTGATTCAGCTAAAAGTTTTATATTTACAACAGATCGCATAGAGGCATCAGCGATATATAATAAAGGCACATGTAAAATATTTCATACAAGCGATTACAGTAATGAAAGCATACAAAATATTATTAAAAAGTGCATAATAGGCCAGTAGAAAATAAACATCAAATTTTAATTACGGGCGGTAATAGTAAATTATTTAGCCGTATTTAGAAAAAAATAAACAAATAAAATTATGAAACAATTAAAAGGATTCGTATCTGATGAATTATTAAATCAGTTACACAATATTAAACATCACTATATTGAATCCGAACACCCCGACCATCATTGGCATCTTCTAAAAGTTAAAGATGAAACTGTTTTAGACTTAGGATGTGGTTTTCATCTAATAGAACCAGGATGGGAAACTACTCCTGAGTATTTTTTAAACAAAGGCGCCCAGAAAGTCATTGGTGTAGATCCGGAAAACTCAGATATTGAAAGATTTAAATTATTATTACCTGGCCATTGCTTTTATAGCGCTGCTATAACTAATGCTAGTGAGTTAGACCACTATATAAATGATTATAATGTGACTTCATTAAAAATGGATATTGAAGGATATGAAACATGCTTTATTGATTCGACAAGCGATTATCCAACTCTTAAACATGTAGCTATAGAAACACATAATAAAAGTATTCTTAATAATATGATTAAAAAAGTATTAAGTTTAAGATTTGAAATAGATACAATATGTACTTTTTATCCAAGAGTTTATAACGTATGTAATCTAATATATGCCAGTAGAAAATAAACATCAAATTTTAATTACGGGCGGCAATGGTTATATAGCTAAAAGCCTATATAATTCTTTTAAAGATAAATACCATGCAGTTTCTATTGCCCGCCAAGACTTTGATCTAACAAACTCATTTGAAACATTAAAATACTTCTCAAACAAATATTTTGATGCAGTTATACATTGCGCTGTGAGCGGCGGTAGCCGTCTTAAACAAGAAACCTGGAGTGATATGGATAGTAATATTAAAATGTATTACAATCTATTAAATTGTAAAGATAAGTTTGGAAAATTAATTCATTTTGGTTCGGGAGCGGAAACAAATGCTCCCGAATCACCGTATGGGCTAAGCAAAAGAGTTATAGCTAATTCTATTTCAGAACAAAAAAATTTTTATAACATTAAAATATTTGGCGTTTTTGATGAGAATGAATTACCAACTAGATTTTTAAAAGCCAACATTTTAAGGTATATTAACAGGCAGCCAATCGAAATCCATGAAAATAAACGGATGGATTTTTTTTACATGAAAGATTTGACAACCCTCGTAGACCATTTTTTGACTCAAGAAGAGAGCGAAAAAAATGTTTTTTGCTCTTATGAGCAGTCTTACTTTTTATCAGAATTAGCTCAAAAAATAAACGATTTAGATTCTCACAAAGTCGAGATAATCAACGCAAACAAACAAGGTGCAGATTATAATGCTTCTCAGCAAGAAAATGGAAAATTTGCATTTGAATTTATAAAATGCATTGGAATCGAAAATGGTATAAAAATGACGCACCAAAAACTCAAATCGCAATATGCAAAAATACATTACGCAGATAATGAGTCCAGATGAAGGTTTTGGCGCTTATATGAGCACACTGGCTTCAGTGTATTGCGTGTCTACATACTCACGCTTAAAACCAGCATTCATTAAAAATCAAAAATCAGATGCTCTTTTAAAGTTTAACTCTGGAGTAGAAGAAGCAATAGATTTTGATGAAGCATTTCCAAATTTATCCGAATATTTTAGCGTATTGCAAATTGCTAAAAATGACATAAAGCTAAGCTTTTTTCACACTATCAACACTTCAGTTTTACCACCTCATCATGCTGCTTATTTTATTGACTCTTCAATTCGTAATGAAAGGCCAAAGAATATATTACTAGACTCATTTGTTGTTTACAACAATCTATCCTCTCACATAGGCAAACTCAAAGAAATATTTACCTTCAGCGACTCTATAACGCAAAAAGCAAAAACCTTAATGCCGCAGACTTCTAAAAAACTGATAGGAGTTTCTACTAGATATTTAAATCCTGAAAAAAAACATCCAAAAGAGGCACATATACTAAGCCTTGGGTTGGATTACTATAAAAAAGCATTTTCTTATTTCAACGACAAAGAATGCTTATTCATAGTTTCTGGCGACGATCCTAATGAACCGAAAGAATTTTTTAAACCATTATCTGATAAGTATGATATTTGCTATCTTCCCAGAATTCATTCGGCCATCGGCATGTGTTTGTTTTCTATGTGCGACGGCATTATAAATTCAAATAGTTCTTTTTCTTTTTGGGCATCTATTTTGAACGATACGGCCAGTCAGATGCAGCCAGTTCCGATTATATGCTCACATAATTTTTTAATCGACGGCATTTCTATTAGCGAGCATATGAACGGGAAATGGTATCCTAAAATTTGGACAGCTCTTTAATAAAAATTATGAAAAAAATATTAATTACCGGTATTCTAGGTCAAGACGGAGCGAATATGGCAGAATATTTGTTAAAGAATACCGATTATAAAATTTTTGGCATGATGCGTCGAAGCTCAAATCCCAATCTAACAAACATAAAAGCTTTTAAAGATAACCCCAAATTTAAATTGGAATTTTTAGATCTTTCCGATTCGAATAGCGTAGAAACCGCAGTAAAAGAAATTCAACCTGATTATTTTATCAATTTTGCCGCAAATAGTTTTGTGGGTATTAGCTGGAAAATGCCAGAGCAAGTTATGGATGTGAACGCTCTTGGAGTATTAAGATGTCTTGAAGCTATTAAAAAATTTAAGCCAGACTGCAGATTTTATAGCGCAGGATCAAGCGAAGAGTGGGGTAATGTAGACTACTCCCCGCAAGACATAAAACATCCAATTAAACCAAGAAGCCCTTACGGGGCTTCGAAAGCTGCCGCAAGACACATTGTTAAAGTTTATAGAGAATCATACAACCTTTATGCGGTCCACGGGATACTCTTCAATCATGAAGGAACAAAAAGAGGAGAAGAATTTGTAACCAGAAAAATATCAAAAGGAGTAGCTAGAATTTATCACTCAATTCTAAACTCAAAAAACGTCGACCCAATCGAGCTTGGCAACTTAGAAGCGAAAAGAGACTGGTCGGATTCCAGAGACTTCGTTAGAGGGGTGTGGTTGATGTTGAATCAGGAAAGAGACATGGTAGAAACTGACGGAGTAAGACACCCAAGAGAGGTTTTGTGCGGGACTTTAGAATCCATTTGGCCCAAGTGGTATCCCAAAGACTACGTTCTCGCCAGCGGAGAAACCCACAGTATTAGAGAATTTGTAGAAAAATCATTTCTTTGCGCTGGTTTAGAGGGTTTTTGGGAGGGTTCAAAGGAAGAAGAAAAATATTATTTAATAGGATGTACTCGCGAAAAAATCGCAAAATTTGAGCCATGCTTAGTTAAAATAAATAAAGAATTCTATCGCCCAGCAGAAGTCGATCTGCTTCTTGGAGATTCTTCCCCCATAAGGCGAGAGCTTGGTTGGTCGCCTAAAATTTCATTTGATGAGTTGGTGAGATCCATGGTAGAATTTGACATTGCTAATTTTTCTTGACACTCAGCCAAACATCAGGCATAATATGCTTACTGATGAAGAAGGCTAAATCTAAAAATCCAAAATTTTTAGTAGTAAAATTTGTGGACTACAAAAAGCTCTCGAAGCCAGATTGGGCCAGGGAAGTTAAAATAGCAAAAACCCTCATTGAAAAAAATTTACAAATTTATATTAAAATTCAGCTGGATTTTAAACTAAACTCACTAGCCTGGTTCTTGTCTTCAGAAGGAAAAGCATTTGTTGCCAAATATGAGCGCGAACTTAAATTAAATTTACCCACGCCTCAATCCGTCATTCTGTCAGACAAATCTTTCGGAGAATCTCTCCACCTTAAAAAGAAGCCCCAAACAATAAAAGATTTTATAAAATAATATGGGAAGACCACCAAAATCAAACAGTTCCGTGAACTCTCAACTCGAAGAGTATCTTAAAAAGAACTCTGATTATCATTACGCTGGAGAAGAAGAGATTGATTATGTTGTAAGCAGCGGTAGTTTAATCATGGATATTGAGATGGGCGGCGGAATTCGACCCGGAATCATTCGCTCTTCTGGAGTAACAGAGGGAGGAAAAACCTCCAACGCTCTCGCTTTTGCTAAAAACTTTCAAGAAACCCATCCAAACGATGGGCAAGTAATTTACATAAAGTCAGAAGGAAGACTAAGCAAAGACCTCATTGAAAGATCTGGCGTTTCTACAGACGATTCCAGATTTAAAATAATACCCACCAATGACTATGAGTTTGTTATAGACTTGATGAGAAATTTGATTCGAGATAACCAAGAAAAGAAACTGTATTTTTTCGTGCTAGATTCTTTGGACGCATTAGTGCCTAGAAATGATTTATTAAAATCAGCGACAGAAGCAAACAAAACCGCAGGTTCCGCGCTATTAACTTCTGACCTTTTGAGAAAGATGGCGGCGGGTTTTTCTAGCCGTGGCCACATATGCTTCATTATCTCTCAGGTAAGGTCAACTATAAAAATTAATCCTTATGAAAAAGGAGATCCAAAAGTCACAAACGCTTCGGGCGGCAATGCGGCTCTACATTACAGCGATTGGATTCTTGAATTTCAACAGAGATACCAAAAAGATATTATCAAAGATAAAGATGACAAACCCGTAGGGCATTGGTGCAAAATTATTTTTAGAAAAACTCCCAATGAAAAAACCGGTATTGAAGTTAAATATCCAATTAAATATGGGCGTAAAAACGGTCAAAGCATATGGATTGAATATGAGGTTATCGATTCTTTGCTAATGTTTGAGATGGTTTCCGCTAAGGGCGCATGGGTTACCGTGTCTGACGAAGTTATTTCTGAAGTAGAATCTGCAGGGCTTAAAATTGAAAAGCAGCATCAAGGAATGGATAACTTTAGAATGTATTTAGAGTCTAATCCTGACTTGTGCAAATTCTTTTTTAATAAATTTAAAGCGGCACTTAAAAAATGAGACTTTACAATATAAATGGTAAATTAATATTTCGTAATGTTTCCAAGCAAAGAATTCAATGGGAAAAGCCTTCAAGATCAAAAGTTCAATTTCAAGTAAAGCAATTTTTAAAGCAGTTTTGGATAAATAATATAGTCTACGAAGAGTTTCCGGTTTACGGCTCAAGAATGAAGGTGGACATATTAAATGCCACCAAGAAAATAGCAGTGGAGGTTAATGGAAAACAACATGACAAATTTAATTCTTTTTTTCATAATGACTCTAGGTTAAAATACTTAGAATCTATAAAAAGAGACTCGGCAAAAGCCAAATGGTTGGAAGATAATGGGTTTACCTTAATAGAAATAAACGAAGAAGAGGTCGATAAAATTTCTACAGATTTGTTTATAAAAAAATACAATATCGATTTGTAATGTGTATTATAATATGATGGCAAAAAAGAAATTTAAGTTTCCGAGAGAGTTGCTCGAACAAATAAACGAATGCTCTTTTGGAGGGTTTCTTCTTTTTAATTTTAACGAAGATGGCGAGTTTCAAACATTTGGCATGTTTGATAGCAAAATCCACGCCCAAGCTATGGAAAGAAACCTAACGATGACGATGAAAGCTCTTGAAAAAACGCAAATAGAAACAATGTCAAAAACCCTCGACTTAGACGATGACGAGCGGGGACCAGAAGATCCTGGTTTTAAAATTTGACCAACCATAGCAAAGACTGCAAAATCATCTCATGGAAACTAAAGAACTCTTTTCTTTAAGAGTCGAGAAGCATGTGCTCGGTGGGATATTAAATCACCCAGAAATATTTGCTGAGCTTGATAACTTTCTATCTGAAAGTGACTTTTGTAACAAAGTCCACTCTGTTATTTTTCTTTGCCTAAAAGAAAAATTAAATAAAAACGATAAGATTGATAAGGTTATTCTTTGCGAGAAAATTCAAGCTCTTGGAATTTCTTTCAAGGATGAAATTTCAATCTACGATTACATCGAGAGCGTAGCTTTTACTCAAATAGCAAAAGAAGCAGTTATTGAGGCGGCAAAGCACCTTGTCTCATTAAGAATCCGGAGAGAAATCGTAGAAACTTCTGGTAAAATAAAAACAAAAGTTCTCCAAAGCGCAGATCAGCCAATACAGGAAGTTTTAAATGAAGTCGATAAAATATACGGAGAAAAAATAAATTCCTATAGCGTTCACGAGCAACCCAAGAATCTTTTCGACGGTCTAGACGTTTTAGTTGAAGAACGCGGAGAAAACATTACCGACGACCCGGGATTTCTTACTCCTTACGTAGAGTTTAACAGACTCTACGGCGGGCTTAGATCAAAAAATATATACGCTATCGCTTCTCGGCCTGGAGAAGGTAAAACCACTTTTCTTAACGATTTAGCAATGAAAACCGCTAAGAAAAATAATTTGAAAGCTTTGATTTTGGATACGGAAATGAGCCGGGAAGAGATGCAATTCAGGATGATGTCTTCAGTTTCTGGCGTTCCGCTTCATTTCATTGAAACCGGAAAGTGGCGAAGATCAGAAGCGTATGTCAAAAAAATTAGAGATTCGTATCCAGCCATAAGGCAAATGCAATACGATCACTTGCATGTTGGCAACAAAGATATTGATGAGATATGCTCCCTGACAAGAAGGTGGCACCTCGCAAATGTGGGAAGAGATAATCCATGTATCATAGTTTATGACTATATAAAATTAACCGGAGAAAAAGTTGGACAAAACTGGTCGGAGTACCAAGCGATTGGTCAAAAAGTTGATAAAATAAAAAAACTAGCTGAAGAATTAAACTCTCCAATATTAACAGCAATTCAATTAAATCGTAGCGGCGAAAATACAAACAGGTCTTCTCAAAATGTAACAGACGATGCGTCGGCTATTTCTATTACCGATAGACTTTTGTGGTTCACTTCATTCATGGCCATTTTCAGAAGGAAAACTACAGACGAAATAGCTTTAGATACTACAGAGTCCGGCACTCACAAGCTCATTCCACTAAAAACTAGATTCCAAGGAGAAAACGCGGCTGGTCATTTTGATTTAATAAAAAGAAAATTCCCAGATGGTTCTGAAAAATTTGTCAAAAATTACCTTAATTTTTTAATTAAGAACTTTGAGGTTTCTGAACTTGGCTCAGTTCAAGATGCGATTGATCGCCAGAATGCTCAAGTTGATATCAAAGATTCAAACGACACCAGCGATGGAGATCTCATATAACATGGAAAACATCAGAGCGGTTCTTGAGGAGATGGGATACGTTTTAATTGAAAGCGGAACTCATTACAGATCCAAACCGCTATACCGCGAATCTGGGAGTAACGGGGTTTTGTCCATAGAAAAATCTACCGGCAGATGGTATGACTTCAAAGAAAGAATTGGTGGTTCATTTGATGAGTTAGTCAGAATAACTTTAAATTTGCCTTCCCTAGATCATACTAAAAAATGGCTCTCTGGTAAAATTAATTTAACTTCAGCGGTAGATAAAGAATCGCCGCTTATCAAAGAGCCTCTCGTTTATCCTGCGGAATATCTCAATAAACTTTATCCAGTCTATGACTATTGGCAAAACCGAGGAGTTTCGCCCGAGACATTAGCATATTTTAAATCCGGATTAGCAATCACAGGTAAAATGTCCAATCGTTACGTTTTTCCTATTTTTAATTCTAAGTCAGAAATTTTAGGATTTGCCGGAAGAGACATTTTAACATCAGAAGATTCTAATCGGCCTAAATGGAAACTTATAGGCAAAAAAAGCAACTGGTGCTATCCTCTTTTTTTTAATAAAAAATATATAATAGAATCTAAAGAAATATTTATCGTGGAGAGCATAGGCGATATGCTATCACTTTGGGAAGCTGGAATTAAAAATTCTGCAGTCTCTTTTGGATTAGATTTGCCCATTTCTCTAATAAAATTCCTTCTTAAAATAGATGCTTCTAAAATAAACATATGTCTTAATAATGATATAGATAACAATCAAGCCGGTAATAAGGCAGCGCACCAAATGCGCCATAAGCTTTTAAATCATTTTGATGAAGAGCAAATTTGCATAAAACTCCCAAGTAAAAAAGATTTTGGAGAAATGTCAAAGGAAGAAATTTTACAATGGAAAAACCAAAAAACGAAGTAATACTCTCTGCAAGTAGAGCGAAAACTTTAGAAACCTGCTCTTGGAGCTATTGGTGTTCTTACCATTTAAAAATACCCCAGAAAGAAAACTCTGGGGCTTCAAGAGGCACAATATGCCATCTTGTGTTCGAATGTTTATTAAAGAGCCGCCATAAAAAACATTTTACCAAAATAATGAAAAGAGGCGGGATAGATGGAAGCCCCGCTGTAAAAAGATTAATTATAAAACATTGGAAGAAAAAAAATCTTACAGAAGAAGACCTTTCCATGATAAACGACATGGTTTGGGTTGGCTTGAATCAAGATTTTTACTGCAAAGGATCCAAACTAGGAGAAGCCGAGCTTGAGTTTTTGATTGAAAATGAAGATCCTAAATACAAAATCAAAGGTTTTATTGATAAAAATGCTTTTTACGAAAAACAAAATTTATTTAAAATAATAGACTATAAAAGCAGCAAGTCTAAATTTAAAGGAGAAGAACTCACCGCTAATTTTCAAGCAATGACCTATTCTCTTGCTGCGTTTAAAAAAATTCTTCCCGCCATAGAAAGAGTTATAACTCAATTTATTTTTTTAAGGTTTCCCAAAAGCTCCGTGCAGGAAATAGAAATACCAAAAGATCAACTAACCGGGTTTGAATATTATCTGTCTTACGTTTTTAAAAAAGCAAATTCTTTTACCGAAAACGATGCAAAAGCAAACTTTGCCGCAAACAAAGAAGACTCCAAATGGCTATGTAAAGCAGGTAAAACATGGAGATGCCCCTACCTTGACCCAATAGAATATTATCACCTCGTTGATTCGGATGGAAAAATTTTAGAATCAAGTTTTGAAAACAAGTTTTCTCCAAAAGAAAACCAATCAGTTAAAAAACTTAAATATGACGGATGCCCCGCGCACATTAATAGACCACAGCAAAATTGTAATTTTGACGATTTTTGACTTGACTTTGATTAAAAACACGGTATATTCTCAGTATGAAAAGAACGGGGCTCTGGAAAAGTCATTTTTCGATAGGTAAATCTATTTTGACTTTGGAAAAATCTGGAGAGGGAAAACCTCATCTTTCAGATTCAATTTTTGATATTCTCAAGGAAAAAGAACAAAAAGAATTTTTTCTTATAGAAGATTCTTTCTCAGGCTTTTTGCAAGCTTATAAGAATGCTAAAGAAGAAAAGATTAAATTAATCTATGGTCTAAGATTAAACTGCTCATCAAATTGCCTTTTAAAGAATGACGAAGAACTAACCAAGCGGCATAAGATAATTGTAATTGCAAAAAACACAGAAGGCATAAATAGGTTAATTAATATATACTCTACCTCTGCCAAAGATGGTTTCTATTACGAACCGTGCTGCGATAGTAATGTTTTAAAAAAACACTGGGACGATAAAGATTTACAAATGGCAGTTCCATTCTACGATTCATTTATTCATAATAATTTTTTGAAAGGAAAAATTTGTGTTCCTGATTTTAGTTTTTGCAAACCCGTGTTCTTTTGCGAGGAAAATAACATCCCATTTGACTTTCTAATTAAAAATCGAGTGGATGAATTTTGCTCGGAAAAATACGAAAAGGTTAATGCTAAAACAATTTATTATAAATCTAAAAAAGACTTTCTGGCATACCTTACTTTTCGCTGCATCGACAACAGAACTTCTTTGGAGAAACCAAATTTAGAGCATATGACAAGTGATGAGTTTTGCTCTGAATCTTTATTTTCTTAAATATGGAAGATCATCTACTAAGGTTTAATAAAAATAAAGTCTTTACCTTTATAGACTTTGAAACAAGCAATCTCTGCTTGAATTTTAATAACAATTTGCCTTGGCAAGTTGCGATGTTGAAAGCGAAAGGTAATGAAATTTTAGACAGTAAAAACTTTTATATAAAATGGCCGAACGGCTTTAAAATTTCTCAAGAAGCCGCAAGAATAACTCGTTTTAGTCAACTAACAATGGATGAAAAAGGCTTGCCTCCGGAAGATGTTTTCCCTACAGTTTTTGACTGGATTGAAAACTGCGATCATCTTATTGGTCATAACCTTCTCGGTTTTGATATTTATCTTATCAAAGGCTGGTACAATTTAATGGGCAAAGATTATCGTCATATCACAAGTAAAATACTCGACACGCTAAGTCTAATTAAAGGCATAAAATTTGAAATGCCTTATCGTCCATCAGACAATTTAACAGAGTACCAATACAGAATGTCGAGTCAGATTAGAAAAAATATTAAAACAAATCTATCGGCCTGTGGAAAAGATTTTGGAATTGAACACGATTACGATTCTCTTCACGATGCTCTGGTAGATTTACAACTTAATTTTAAAGTATGGAACAAGCTAAAATGGCAAGTCGAAATATGAATTTTTCTGCAAATTTCAAAGAAATAGAACTTCCCCTTCACGGGGTCAGACTCCCGCATTTCGAGATTTCAAATGAAGAAAAAAGACTAGTAAAAGCTAGCGAGTCTTGTGATAATTTTGCCTTTTTAAGAATTTTATCCGAAGCTGGTCTAAAATCAAAAAATTTACAAGACAATAAAGACTATTTGAAAAGATTAGATTACGAGCTTGAAATCATAAAAGATTTAGGGTTTACTGATTATATTCTTCTTGTATGGGACGTAATCAACTTTTGCAATAGAGAAAAAATCCCAACTGGACTTGGGCGCGGAAGCGCAGCAGGGTCATTAACTTTATATCTTTGCGGTGTAACTAAAATTGATCCTATAAAATACGGTCTTTACTTTGAAAGATTCATTTCCAAAACAAGAGCTAAAAAACAAATTGTAAATGGAACAACTTATCTTGACGGGTCTTTGATGGTTGATGTTGACCTTGATATATGCTATTACCGCCGCCGTGAAGTTCTAGATTATCTTGAAAATAAATTTAAAGGCAAGACCGCAAAGATTTTAACCTTAAATTCTTTGAGCGGTAAACTTGTTGTTAAAGAGTGCGGTAAAATAGTCGAGTCAAAATCGGAAGAAGAAATGACTCAAGTGACTTCTTACATACCTAAAATTTTTGGTCAAGTTAAAGATCTTGAAGAAACCTACGAACAAGAGGAAAAATTCCGCACCTGGTGCGATAACAATAGAAGAGTATATGAAATTTCATTGAAGTTAAAGGACTTGATAAAAAATAAAAGCGTTCACGCTTCAGGCATACTACTCTCTCACGACGAACTTGAAAAAAGCTGCCCTACAGAATTAACTTCGGATAAAGAGCAAGTTTCTTCTTTTGACATGAACTGGGTTTCTTTACTCAATGTTAAACTGGATATCTTAGGATTAAGAGGCGTTTCTGTTGTCCACGATGTGTGCAAAATGATAAATAAAAAAGTTGAAGATATTGATTTCAACGACCCAATAATTTATCAAAATCTGCAAAATTTGAAAACCCCTCATGGACTTTTCCAAATTGAAGCGGATACAAATTTCAAAGTTTGCAATAAAGTAAAGCCTAAAAATCTAGAACAACTTAGCGCGGTTCTTGCTCTTGCAAGACCAGGAGCATTACAATTCGTAGACAAATATGAACTTTATAGCAATCACAATTCGTATGATTCAGTTCATCCATTTTTCGACAGTATTCTTGCTAAAACAGGTGGAGTATGCCTTTACCAAGAGCAGATGATGCAAATGGCGCACAAAATAGGCTTCACCCTTGACGAAGCCGAAATTCTTCGTCGGATTGTCGGCAAAAAGAAAATTGACGAAGTAAAGAAATGGAAACAAAAAATTTCAGATAAAGTTGCTGAAAATAAATTAAGCTCCGACATTGGAGATGTGCTTTGGAAAATCTTGGAAGACTCAGCGAACTACTCTTTCAATGCAAGTCACTCATTCAGCTACGCTGCTCTTGCGGCGTGTACGGTCTATTTAAAATTCAAACACCCTAAAGAATTTTTCCTAGCTTTACTTAAAATGTCTCGTCACGAGCCTGATCCGATTGGAGAAATATCCAAAATTCAAAAAGAAATGTTTCATTTTGGAATTAAATTATTGCCGCCGCATGTGGTTAAATCAAAATCTGATTTTTCTATTGAAGACAATGATATACGGTTTGGCCTTCTTTCAATAAAAGGCATTTCGGACAAGTCACTCGCCAAGCTATTAAATTTTAAAACCGACCAGTCGGGTAAGTTCCAAATTTTTGAAGCGGCAAGCGAAGCGGGAATTAATATAGGAGTCTTTTGCTCTTTAATTCAGGCTGGCGCGCTAGGAGGCTTTTCTCAGTCCAGAACAAAGATTGTTTACGAAGCTCAACTCTGGAATATTTTAACCGAAAAAGAAAAAATAGAATGCATAAAAATTTCTGAAAAAAATGACCATGATTTAGTTGCAATTATTAAAAAACTAAAAGAAACAAAAAATGAAAAAGGGCAGCTAATTATAAAAGAATCTCGCATAGAAACAATTAGAAAAAAGACCGAATTATACAGAGAGATTTATAATAAAAATAAAACTAATGAAAATTTTGCTAATTGGTTTTACGAAAAAAGCTTGTTGGGATATACTTACGGAAAGACGCTTATTGATATTTTTTCTGAATACAAGAGCGGATTGATGAATTCTCAAACAATAATATCCTCTCCTAAAGGCCGAAAAGTCTCGATGGTTGGCTTTCTCGAAGAAGACTCTTATACTGGCGTTTCAAAAGCTAAAAAAACAAAATATTGCAAAATGAAAGTTATTGATGAATTTGGCTCAGTTGATTGTTTAATTTTTAATGATAAACTGGAAGAGTGCAAGAGTCTAAATAATGGCTTGCCAAAAGCCAAAAACATCGTTATAATAACTGGTACGAAAATGGAAGATGCTGTTTTCGCAGATCTAATAGCAATACAAGATCACAAAGTATACACAAAACTGTCGGAAATTAAAAAAGAACAAGAGCAAGAATAAATATGAAAAGACTAACATTCTATAAGCCCAACTCAAAAAATACCGGTGCGGCGTTTCAAATTTCAATCGGTAAAAATAATGAGCTATTTTTTAAAATAACCAAGCAATCCACTTGGGATGACTCCAAGAAACGCGGGTCGTTTAAAGATAATGTAAACAACCCTCAGAAAAGCATGGCTTCCAAGCTAAACGCACTAGAAGCGGCGAGTATGATTAACTCAATCAATACTAAAGCCGAGTTTAAAACATATCATAAGAGCAAAAATCAAAACCTTATGATAAATTTTGGTCTGATGATCGATAAAACTACAAATCAAGAGAAGGGATTTTCTTTAAGAATCTTGAAAGAGGAAGCGACTAATAGCGTCGATAAGATTCAATTTTCTATGGGCTTTTATCCCAATGAGGCTTTGCTTCTTAAGATGTTTTTAGAAGAGTATATTAAAGTTTCCTTTGAGGAAGAAGTTCAATCTCAAGAAGAAATCTCTGAAAGTTTAAATCAACAACCCACCAGTAAGTCAACTGAAAATTCTACCTCTTCTCAAGATGAAGAATGGTGAGCGTAATGCAGACTCCAAAGTAGCTCAATTGTCGGAGGTTCAAATCCGCTGTTAACCGAACGGTTGGAATCCAACCTTTGCAGCCATATAGCAATTATGGCTGCCCTGTTGATTTTATATCAGAAATATCTGAGCTTCTATCTTTTGTTTTTGAAATAAAATTAAGCGCACCTTCTTCAAGCTCCAGATCGCTTATAGAAGTTCCATTCGGAGCCCAAAATTGCTTGCATTCGGAATTTGAATTTAAAGAGTCTCCGGTTGGCAAAATTTCAATAAAACCAGTACCACTATTAAATACTGCATCACAAAAAGTTGAATCGTAAAGTCTCATAGATTTTACAACTTCATATTCTTTGTCTACTGTTTTCATTTCATAAAATGATCCATCTTCATATTGCTCTTTATAATCATAACTAGAAGAGCTTATTATTTCAGATTTAGGGTAATAAAGAGTGTCTTGAGTAGGGGTCCCAATTATTGACCTGTCGCTAGAGAAATAACAAAATTCTGGTAATACTCCCATATAAAAATGGTTGTGATAATTTGGATATCCCATGTTTTTGTTTATAAACCTATCATTACCGGTAATAATCTTATTCCTCCTTGCAATTTGTCTTGTTGGAAAGTTTAAAACTCCATATCCCAAAGTTTGCAAATCAATTCTATTAACTAAAACAGGTGAAATATAACTAAATTTATAACCCATTTCCTGGAACTTGTCTTTTTCATTTCCTTTTTCATTCACTTGGACGCCATGACTAATTATGCAACTTTCTTCTTGAGAGTTGTATGAAAATTCTCCACTGAAGGCTAATTTTCCGCTATTTTCAAACTGAAATACTTCATCAAATTGTGGAAATATTCCTGAATAAATTTTAAAAGACTTTTTATTAATTTTAATTTCAGATCCCTCTTCGTAATCTAGATAATAGCCACCTATGCTTTTCGAAAAATCTTCAACGCCAGAATAAAAAGTAAAACCTTTTAACTCAGGATAATATTTATCAATATATTCTCCGCGTTCTGTTGGTGTTATTTTTGGTAGAAATATTCCCTTGTTGAATTCTCCCGTCGGAATACGATAAAGTGTACCAGTTCTTTGTATTTTATAAGAAATTTCTTTTTCCAAACCTCCGCTGAATAAACTTAAACCCGATATTTCAAAACAGCTGTTATTACCGTGTCCCAGGCTTGGACCAGTACTAGGATTCGCTAAATTTTTATTTTGCCTAGTAAATTTTTCGCCGGGGAAACAAAAATCCGCTAAATTTTTCCCACTGAATTGAACGTCAGCAGGGAAAGATGGAAATATGTCTGCGTTTCTTATAAAGATTCTGTTTTCTTTTAAGTTGTTGTGGAAAAAAAATAACCTGCAATCCGCTGAAGGAACTCTGTATGGCTGGTGAAGCGAAGGAAATACTACCGCTCCACTTTTAATATAAAAACCATTCCAAGCGTCTCCAGATAAATTTTGATTTAATACATTTTCATTTGCATTACCCTTTGGCTCTTCTGTGCTTGCAGCATCTAGATCCGCCAAAAACAAAGGGTCCTGACCATAATAATTATTCATTGCTTTATTTAAAGCTTCAGACCATTTGCCAGATAGATCACCTGACAGCAAATCCTGCGGCGGAAAATCAGAGAGATTAATTAGCGTATCTCCAGTGGAAACAAAAGCTCTATGAGCATGAATCGGATAGTTTTGCCAATCGGATAAAGATTTTATCGGAGGTGTGTATGTGTAATCTACTGTTATTTCATATTTTACTTTTTTTTCCACGTCTTGCTTATTTCCACTAAAAAGAGGTGTTATTGTATGATTAATGTCACCATAAGAGTCTTGTTGTACATTAAAAAACAATTCAGAACGTATATTTCTAATAGATCCCATTTCAATCTCAAGAGGAAAATCTAAACCAGTATAAAATATTCCATTTAAATTTACACCCGGATTTCCTGGTTTAAACGTCCAAATTGGACTTGGTGGGTAAGGACTATTTGGGCGATACGCATTTGGATGAGAAAAATCCTGATCTACCCAAATTTCATTTTTCAAAGAATCTAAACCTTGCGTCACACTAGTATTAAATCTACCGAAGTCTGTTACGTTTTTAAAATACCGCTCTTCCACTTCATAGGTTACGCTTATCTTATTTGGGAATGATTTTTTAGCAGCATTAAAAATCGAACCGCTATTGTAAACTTTTTCCGCTGCAGGATACAAGAAAACTTTTCTATTCGAAGCGAATAATCCACTATAGTATCTTGCGGGATTTAAATTTCTTACATATTTATAGTCTTTATCGGCGGGGTTTTCAATAGATGTCATTCTTTGATTGAATCCCACGCCCAAATTCGAATCTGAGGGTTCGTCTAGCGGGCCAAAAACTTGTTTTCTTGATATTTTTTTAGTATGATCTCCTATATATCTTAATATTGATGGGTCACCGATTATACTTTGCTGGGCGAAAACTTTTATAGTAGGTGGATAGACCACTACTCGATACGGAGCGAACGGGTCGCGCGGGAAGACCCAAAACGGAACTGCATATGGTACATCTTCTCGTCCTATTCTATAGTATGAGTAATCTATTCCATAAAAAACTCCCGTATCAGATTTTGGCAAACAGTCTCCAGTTAATGGAAAACCCAAGGCTCGTTGTAACAAAAATTTACTATCGCTTATAGTAGGATGCGTCACGTTGTTGCCGTTGGCATCAATCGCTGTATGAAAAAGCGTAGTGAAAGCTGGAGAAACCGGTTTAATTTTTGCGGATGATATTTCTGTGGTGTATTTTATTTTTCCCGAGCTTAGAGGAAAAATCTTACCAGTAAAGTTGAATCCGGTAAATGAAAAATCACTAGCTTCTATTCCATATTCTACGTCGCCTCTGGGCAGAGTTTGCGAAGTGGTCGTACCAAAATTAAATTTTACAGACGGGTTAATATTAAAATTTTTGCTACTAAAATCAGCGCTTATTCCCATGAACGGCAGGTTTGGTCTATTGTTTTCTATATTAAGCGATGGAAGTTTTACTTCTCCTGGGCGATGAGAGCTTAAAATACCCGAATCTGGAGACAAAGAATATGTCATCAAAATTCCACTGTTTTTAACTTTATCAAACAAGTTGATCTCCAAACCAGAATATATTTCATCATTTTCTTTTTTATTAAGTCTAAATACTATGGGCGAAAAACCTGATCCTATTTTTTTAACGTCTCCCAAATGGAAAGCTTTTTGCACTATATAATCTTGACCCGTTATAAATTGTCGTTTTCCTAAAAAATGAAAGTTACCCGTAGGCCGGTTGAGGAGAAAGCCGTTCGCGCCAAGCACCTCGAATTTTTTAAGAATATCAACCGTAGATAAAGTGTTAACATCTCCAATGAAAGATAAAAATCTTTGACCAGTAAATTCATCAAAAATCCATCCATTCTTATAAGAAGCAATATAAGATTCTGGCCCTGCTTTTCCGATTCCCATATGCTGTATTTTTTGAAGCTTTCTATCCTGCGTGTATGTTTCGTTTTCCACCTCTCTGAGAATTGGAATTCCTAAAGCGGCAGTTTCCGGACCTCCAGAAGTGTATGGACCATCAAAAATTAGTTGATTAAAAATCAACTCTCTGGGTCTTATTGATTCTTTAGCACATGGATAAAATGAGAATCCAGTTTCTTCTCCAGATACAATTTGCTGACATTCTCTTAAATTAGGATTAAAAATTAAAAGATCAGCAGCGCTTCCAGAAAAATATTTTGGAGTAATTTGTCCACTTATTCTATAACTTTGAATCTCACAATCTTTCATTAAAGTCGTATCTGGTGGAGGAACTCCGGTAAAAAATTTACCAACGTCAATATATTTTATAATATGGACTATATCACTTGTCTTTGGAATTTCATTTAAATAATCTCTTATTATCGAAGAAAACATCGGCACGTTTTCATTAAAAATTTTTTCTAAATCAGAAAATAAAATTAATTCCTCTTCTTCCTTTTGGCCATTACTAGCCTTAATTTTTTTTTCAATTTCTTTAAATGAATTTTTAAAATCTTCCGCAAGAGAGTAAGTGGAAGAATATCCAAAAATAATAGAGGTAATCAGCCAAGAATTTTTTTCTTTTAAATTTTCCGGACCTTTGATTATGTTAAATATTGCGTTTTTTACGCTTTCTAAAACAGAAAATTTGTTAATAAAAACTTCGTAGTGAGATCTGTTTTCGATTCTAAGATCTACGATCATAATGTAACCTGAATAGCTTTTTTGCTCTCTGTTCGGATTTACGGCTAATGATATTTGTTTGAGAAAATTATATCCCTCTTCTTTTTCCTCCAAAAACAACTGCTCACGTATTTCTTCGTTCTCTGGTACAAGTGTTTTAAAAGCGTAAGCAGACCCAGCTATTAAAGCGTAAGAGTGAATAGCGTTTAGGCTTTCATCTGAAAGCTCGCTTTCTATTTCAAATTCATTTCCCATATTTTTACATAGACGAATTGATTTAAAATGCAATCACGTATTTTTAAATAAACTTCTTAGAACAAGAAAAATTTTTTCGCAATATTTAAATTTGAGTTAGGCTGCGGCCCAGAAGGCCAAGTATCAGTGCCTAAATGAAGTGTTGGAGTTAAATAATTGCACAAGTCTTTATTAAAATCTTTTCCATCTTCACATGGAGTCATATTTATGCGTATGATATTGGCAAGTTTCGAATTTCTATATGCAAACTTCTGCTGTGGTTGTAATTGATTCGAAGAAGATGGGTGACAAAGAAATATATTTTCATTCCTACCCCCGTTGAGTTTCATGTTAAATGACCGTCCCCCTTTAGGATTAAATCCTTCTGGATATTTTAAACTTAAACAAGGAGGAAAACAACCTCCAAAAAGTTTTTTAAAATCTTTCGTTGGCTGGGGTAAGCATCCAAAGTCTTTATAATCCCGTGGAAAATCGCGGCGCTCTGGCGAACCGAAATTTGAAGCCGCTTCAATATAGTCTACGATCTCGCAGTTTGGGAAACAACCCCCGTCATCAAATATCTTCCATTGAAGTGTGCCGCAGCCTCTTCCTGGTGGGCCGTAGACTCCGTGGGTTGTAACCAATACTTGGGTGGTTTGATCTGAATAACCATCCATTCCTGCGTTAAACGCAATCTGTCTCAGTTTTTTTAAATTTTTTATGTCGTTCCGAAGCCCTGGGTCGGGAGGACGAATTCTCATTGAAGCACCATATACTGCTGCAGCATCATACAAATCATCTATTCTTGTTCCATAAATATAAGAATAAAATCCAAGAGGCATTCCGTTTCCATTTCTGTCTCTATTGTGTCTTTCGACTTTCCACTGAAAGGCGTACGGTCCTGGCATACTTTTCCAACGCAAACGAGTACTATTTGGTTTGCCTAAAAAGTTATACTGTAGTCCAGGTCTTCCCGTTCTCAATCCGGGCGCAATAAAAGCCGTGTTTCTTATTGTTGACCCATCATCAAAGCAAGCAATATTATAGTTTCCTTTTGCTTCTACGTAATAGTGCATTAACCTCCCGGCGGTTGGGTCTACATATCCGCATTCGGGACCAGTGATTACGTCATTTGTGATAGCTGGGTTTACTTGAAGGTTGCCTTGCAAGGAAAAACCAAAATGCTTATTAAGAAATTGTTTTACTTTATTCCCAGCAATTTCTCTTGGTCTGAAAAATTTTTCCTGGAGTATTGTCGACCACACTTCTAGCGGAGGAGTCCCCTGTGGGAGATTTAATTCTGTTATAGCTTGCTGGAAGCCCGGCTCACTGCGACTACTAAATGCTCTCGCTTGCGATGGAACAATCTCGATTGCCTGATTATTAAAATTATTCTCTCTTTTTCGAGACAGTATTTTTATAGCCCCTAAATTCTCTTGAAATTGATCGTGTCCTTGATTATCATTATAATTTTGTCCGTACAGTAAATCGGTTCCACGGTACGTAATCTGTGGATAAAATTGCGCAATGTTTCGAATGTCGGCTATTTTTCGGCCCCCCGAGTTTTTGTCGGAAAATATTGCTTTTACATAACGCGTTCTATGAATAAAACCTGGAAAACTTATGGGAACTCCAGGCCAAGTTTGAGTTATAGCATTCCCATTCGCATCAACATTACAATATGGTAAAGCTCTACGACAATAAAGAATCTTAGCCTGATCATCGGTAATTTTTATTGTATTATCTACAATCTCCCCAAGCTCTTGAAAATGAGCTCCTCTGATAGTTTTTCCTATTGTGTCAACGTTTGTGCTAGGCGTGAAAACTCTTGTTACACCTCTTACACCTTCTGGGCCAACAATTCTTGTCATCGTACACTCTGAACGAATTTTGTTTCCCGGCAGAAAAATCGTTTCTTGGACTGCTTCTGACAGAATATCTGGGTCAGGAATAATTCCGCAGCGTGCTGGAAATTTAAATTGGATTTTATCTTTTGGATCTCCCACAATCATTTGAGGGCTACTCATAGTGCCGACTTTGGAATATATCGCTATAGAAGCGGTAACGGTATCGTCCTGTGTAATTTTTGCAAACTCGCTGTCTCTCCAGCCGAAGCGGCCCTCAACTCTGCAAAAATAATAATAATTATTCGCATCGTCTGCGTTTGGACCCATAAATATGCTAGCACTTTCTTCAGAAATAGTCCCAGCGCTAGTCATTAATCCTCCATTTAAATTTCTGCATTCTTTCGGTTTAATGACCGTGCAATCTGGGCCATCTCCTTCTGCACAGCACCAATCTCCAATAATAGATGATGCTTCTAAAAGATTTTGGTTTTTAGTTTTATAATAATTTGGAGCATTAGTTCGGGTTATTCTATACCATTTATATTTCAGTGGATATAAATTTTTACCTCTTTGATTTGTTGTTTTTGTTTTTAAAAGCCAATAATTAATTTCTGGATGGCCAGGAATTCGTCCACCATCGTCTCCGAACCCATTTCCGACATTGCTTATTGTGCCTCTTGCTCGTGGTGCAGTGCCTAAATTTTCTCTTATTTTTTCTTCTGGTATAGAATGATAATCTAAAGCGTAAACTCTAAATTTTGGTGGTTGGCGTAATTTAACAAATTCATTCCTCGGCTGCTGGAGAAAAAGGGGTAAAAAGCATGAAAAATTTGAATGACCTTTTATTTTTCCTATATCCCCCAAGCCAACCGTGTGCCAACCACTTCTTAGTGGATTTATACGATAATCTTCTACGGGCGGGATAGCTATAGGGTTTCCATCTTGATCCTCATCAGTGGTCCACGGCACTGCAGCAAATTTCGACCAATGGCTTGAGTTAAAAATCGCGCCCTGATATTTATGTGGCGGATTTATTACGGTAAGCGAAAGATTGGCTGATCCCAGCGAGCGACCCCCGCTAACCTCCCTTTCGGGTATAAAATTATCTATACCGCATTTTTTTCTGTTCATGTTGCCAAGGTAAAAATTATTTGTAGAACCAGTTAAATCGTTATTGTATTTGTGAGGGGAAATTGATTTTATTTTATTCTTCGCTTCCGAAACAATTCCCGATACGCGATCTAACTCAGTTTGTTTTGAAAAAGATGTAGAAAAATATCTTCGGTCTGTTACTGGAACTTCTTCAGTTGGCCCTTGATTCGAACTTGGATTGATCGTGGCAAATTTTATATATTTTGAATTTATAAAATCATTAGCCTTCTCTAAACAAAAAGTGATCTGATTATCAGGAAATAAATCAACCGGGTTTCCTAATACTATATTACTATAGTATCCACTAGCTATTCTTCTTCTTTTTTGATTAGTAACATTATCATACCATTCGGTGTCTATATTTCCAATGACATCTTTGACTTTAAAAGATGCATATTTTTTTATCAAATTATCAAAACTCAACAAGTCTGCCCCACTTAAATTCAGCGCTAATTTTTCTATTGGACTTTCATCATACACGAATGATTCTGGCCCCCGGTTTATTCCTGATATAAAAAAATCATTTTTGGTTCCGGATTGTTCTGCGGTAGTAAAGTTTAACCCGGTCGCTCCAATATCGCACAAAACATCAAAAGAATCTTTAACCTCCTGAGTTATACTTGTTGAATTTTTAAAATCTTTATATTCCTGCGATCCCGATAAAATATTTTTATTTAAATTTAAAAATAACGATCTATCGCTAACAAACCAACTATAATTTTGAGCCTCAGTTGCCGCCGTTTTCAGTAACGTATCGTAATTATTGGACATACTATCCTTCACCGGGCTTGAAGATTTCTCATACCCTACGTGTGCAAACAAACCATCCGGGTGATCTGCGCCTGTTTTTCCTTTGGTTAAAGTATTTTGAAATCTAGCTCCTAAATAACCGAATCTTCCAATAGAAGCATAGTATGGAACATCTAAATAATTAGATGGACACGCATTTAAATTATTACCATAAGCATGATTTAAAAAATCTATGTTTTGTGGATATTCTCTATGCTCCCACCAGTGATTTTCTCTTTCAAGGTCATTTTGCTTAATGGCTTGCTTTCCATTAATTTCGGTTTCGTTACCAAACGGTAAAATTCTGTGATTACCTTTAAAAACAAAATCCCAATACATACCTGCATTAAAAGAAAAAAATCGATCCGCTCCCTTACCAAACAAGATGAATTTTTTCACCGAATTCATATCAAAGTCAGCTAATCCCTCAACATGACGTTCTTTTGACTCCTGTGTAAAGGATACGGGTGTTGGTGAATTTGGGAATCCATCTGGATTACTTTTACCGCCTTTTAATCCCTCGTTAAGAGTCGGATAATCACCAGCTCTGTCGTAGGGATTTAGTTTTGTGACTCCAACCGGCCCGGTTATATCATACCTACACTTCGCCGCCGTAAACGGCATGCTTGGCCTGTTTACCATCTTGTAAACTGAATTTACAATGATCATTCCTCGATCATACGAGCAGGGAAATGGGTTGTGATTATAAATATTTCCGCCAAAAAGTCCATGGGAAAAACCGCCGTTAGTTAATTCATAAGTCGCTAGACTTCCGACGGATAGGTGTGGGTATGCAAGAACATATTTTTCAACTTTTTTTTGGTTTGCTTTCCTCGGACAGTAGCTCGGTACCTCATGAAAGCGGACCATTGGAGCGGATTCGATGCTGGCCATACATTCGTCAAATCCCTGATAGCCTTTAGTATTCTGCACTTCTCTTAATCTTAAGCCAAAAAGATTCAGCTGATCGGGTTTGTTTAATTCTCCAAGTTTTCTTGTTGAAGAACTTTTTATGGTATCCTCCCCTTCGGCAATGGAATGAAATTCTCCGAATGGGGGCTGATAATATCCAGGGCCATAGGGAGCATTATAAAAATTATATTCTCCCGTTCTACCCGCCTTCGTACCTATGTCGTCTTCATGGTAACCAACTCCGTGACACGTTTCATAAATTTTCTCGGAGATATTTCCTGACATTAATAAAGCATATCCAAGCGTATCTGCATCACCATTATGCGGAAAAGCCGTTTTTAGCCCCGAATTCCAGTCAAAAACCTTTTCGATCGCTCCCTCTTTTATAATCGGAAATGAACCATCGTAAAATCCCCCCGCTTTGAAACTAAAACCTGTTTTATTATTTAAATTCACTATTTTATTTTACACTTTAAATAAACTTATTCTAAACAAAGTCCAAGCTCAAATGATTAAAAGAAAGAAAAAAATAGTGTTTCAAAGTGATTTTGCTTTGGCAAATACTGGCTTTGGCAGAAACACAAAAGCAGTTCTTGAATATCTTCATAAAACCAATAAATATGAAATAATAAATTATGCAGTTGGCATGAATTGGAGCAATCCAGTTCTCGGAAGAACTCCTTGGAAAAGTTTTGGTACGCTACCCGATTCTCAGCAAGAATTGAATCAATTAAATCAAGATCCTAATAATGCAAGAAGAGCATCTTATGGAGACTATAATTTAAATAGAATAATTGAGCAGGAGAAGCCGGATGTTTATATTGCCGTTCAGGATATTTGGGGCATTGATTTTGCAATAGAAAAACCCTGGTTTAATAAAGTCTCTTCAGCACTTTGGACAACTCTAGACTCATTGCCAATTCTCCCAACCGCGTTACAAGCCGCCAAAAAAGCCAAAAACTTCTGGGTTTGGAGCAATTTTGCTGAGAAATCAATGAAAGCTTCCGGCTTTCAGAATGTGCAAACCTTACACGGAGCCCTAGAATCTGATAAATTTTTCAGACTACTAAAGACTCAAAGAGAAGCTTTAAGAGAAAAGCATAAAATAAACAAAAATGATTTTATTATTGGATTCGTATTCCGCAATCAGCTTAGAAAGAGCGTTCCCAACCTTCTTGAGGGTTTTTCTATTTTTAAAAAGAATAACCCATCTTTAAGCACAAAATTGCTGCTTCATACTCATTTTTCTGAAGGTTGGAATATTCGAAAGCTTGCGGCAGAGTATAAAGTGGCCGAATCTGATATTTTAACCACCTATATATGCAAAGCATGCAGAGGATACTCTGTGAGGCCCTTTGTTGGAGAAGACTCCGAATGCCCCCATTGTAAAAATAAAGCCTGCGTTACTACAAACGTATCAATAGGCGTTACTGAGCCTCAATTAAATGAGGTTTATAATCTAATGGATGTTTATTGCCATCCATTCACCTCTGGTGGGCAAGAAATACCCATCCAAGAGGCTAAATTAGCTGAACTTATAACACTGGTTACCAACTATAGCTGCGGAGAGGAGATGTGCGAAGAGGGCGCAAATTCACTCCCCTTGGACTGGTCAGAATATAGGGAGCACGGCACAGAATTTATAAAAGCTTCAACGCTCCCCGGTTCAATTGCAAAACAGCTCCAAAAAGTTCTCGAAATGAACGATAACAAAAAAAGAGAAATGGAAAGGGCAGCTAGAAAATGGACGCTAGAAAATTTCTCAGCAGAAGTGATTGGCAAAAAAATAGAAAACTTTATTGACGCTTCTCCATTTTTAGAAAATCTTGATTTTCAAGAGAAACAAAAAAATCCATATGCGATCGTAGAAAACAATCCAAATGACCATGAATGGATCACTTCTCTGTATAAAAATATTCTAGTTAGAGATCAGGTTGAGGATGATGGTAGGGATTACTGGCTTAATGAAATTAAAAAAGGTCAAAAAAGAGAAGTCATTGAAAAATATTTTCGGCAAGTAGCGTTAGAAGATAATAATAAAAATAAAAAAACAGATTTTAAAGATTTATTAGATCCGAATGATGAGGGTAAAAGAATGATTGTGGTAATGCCCGAAAGTGGAGGAGATCTTTTTTTATGCACTTCTCTTTTTAAAAATCTAAAAGAAACTTATCCTGAATATAATTTGTATGTGGCAACAAAGCCTGAATTTATGGAAATTCTACAAGGCAATCCATACATTCATAAAATTTTAAATTATATTCCGCAAATGGATCAGTTGTTATGGCTAGAAGGCGTTGGAGATCACAAAGGTTATTTTGAAGTTGCATTCTTACCTTATGGAGCCACGCAAAGATTTTATAATTATCAACACAATGGTAAAGATAGAATCACTTTAAATCTTAAAGATTAACAATTACAATATTATATGCATCTACTAGAAAATTACGCTTTGTCTTGCGGTGTTAAAATTGGCGAGCCTTATATTTATGAGTCTTTTTTTCCTTTAGATTTTGATAAATATATTACATTTCATCGAGACACAAATCACCAATCAAGAGCATACAAATATTGGCAAGCGGTGATTGATTTATTAACTCCAATTTTAGATAAGCACGGCATTAAAATTTTACAAGTCGGAACGAAAAAAGATAAGCCCCTAAATAGAATTTCTAACGCATTAGGAGCGACAAACATTGGGCAACTAGCTTTTTTAATTAAAAACTCAATGCTGCACTTTGGTATAGATAGTATGCCCGTGCATTTTGCTAGTTTTTATAATAAGAAAATTGTTGCAATATACTCTCCAAGCGCTCCTCAAAACACGGGTCCATTTTGGGGAAACCCCAAAGATCATAAACTAATAGACTCAGACAAGAACGGTAGAAAAAGATGCTACTCATATACTGAGAATCCGAATTCCATAAATAATATTCGTCCCGAAGAAATTGCAAACAGCGTGCTGGAACTATTAGAAATTTCTGAAAGAATCAACTTCACCACGGTTTTTATCGGGGAAAACTTTGGTGATAACATATCCTCTGGATTTTTACCGAACAAAATTGTTTCCTCCAGCTCAATGATCCCGGAAATAAGAATGGATCTTTTGTTTAATGAAGAGATTCTTGAGCATCAATTAAAAACTCAAAAATGCATCATCACAACCAATAAACCCATCAGACAAGACCTTATCACCAATCTAAAACAAAACATCGCCAAAATAATTTATTTAGTTGAAGAAAACGATTCTCCAGAATTCGTAAAATTTCTATTTGAAAATGGAATTCTTTTTGACTGCGTTTCAAAACTAAGCGAGGAAAAAATTAAAGATAAAAAAATTAATTACTACAGATATTGCGATATTCATTCTCACATTAAAACTGAGCAAGAAAAAGCCATAGAAAATTTAATTAAAAGTTCTGGCGGAAATTATAAATTTAAAAATAATTATTTACTTTTCTCCAATGGGAAAACATACGTTTCGGAGAGTCACTTACAAAAAGATGAAAACTCAGAAAACTATCTAGATTTTCACTCTGTAAATGACTCAGAGTTGTTTTTTTCAGACCTTAAAAATAGTTGGATTGTTAAATTCTTATATTAACTCCCCCAAGGTTTCTTGATACGGGAGTTGGAAACGTAGAAGGACTTACTATCACAGAAGGAATGCATCCGCCGGAGTCTGAACGCGACCTCCCATTTGTATTCATGTCCATATATCTTACGGAAGTAAACTGTTCCATATCCCAGTACAACCCATTCTTTCTACCAAATGCAGCCGTAGTCTCAAGCCGAGGTACTAGGATTTTTTGACAGGCGCTAAAAGGATCGGGATTTTTTGTTTTATCTAAAAGTGGGTATGTTGGGTCTATTATTTTTAGAATTTCTAAAAATGCAAGAAAATAAACCATGCCACTCGGCACGAGACTCGGACGTGTCCTTCCATTAAAATAACATATGAATGGTTTTTTGTCATCTGTATGATAAAAAAGATAACTCGGTAAGTTTAAGTAAGGATAAACTGGCGTTAAATTTTTGTACGTAAGTGACATAGAACCAAATTTTGCGCTGGGTATGAGCGAGGGCGGCTGGGGGGGCGAGTTGAGAGCAGGATCAACTACTTTGCCGTACCCATTGATTTGGTTACCGAAGCGATCTGTCCTAACAGGTGAAAGGCTTGGATCCGGTGTGATGGACTTTAGACTACTCCCTAGATTAGTAGTAAAATCTACTTGTCGTGGATCATCCGTTTCGAAAATTTTAACTCCTTCATAGGAATCGGAGTTATTGGACTGAACCGTTCGACCAAGGTTAGGTTTAAATTCTATTGGCCGAGGAATCTCAGTAATATCTATAAGATCTCCCAACTTGTAACTTGGTGATATCGGTTGTATATTTTCAAAGGTATACTCAGCTCTAGCTAGTCCATTATTACTTTTGCTAGAAGTATTCTGCGAGGACCCTATCGTATTTTGACCATTTGTATTACCAAATACATCTCTTCTCGTTTCTCCGTTATTTTTGTCGGCGGTAATCCATAAGGATTTCGGTCTCAAAACTAATTTTATTCGTCTACTATAATTTCCCACATGAGCGGGCTGATCAAAAGGTTCGGTTTGCACGATTAAAAATCGGCTAAGAAGATCGTAATGGAAATACTCAGTAAGCCCCGGATCTCCCCAAAGACCAATTATTCTTGCTTTCAATTGTTTTCTTGATATCATGTTATTCTCACAATGTGAAATTTACTCCAGGCAAAAACTCTCCCTCTTCTGTTTCTATTTCATTTTTTTCAATCGTATAATTATTCACGACTCTAATAAAAGAAGAATTTCCAGATTTATCCGTTCCAGTTTCATAAAAATTATAATTTATAAAATTATCAGCTAATACACTAGAATTTTTAGATTTTACTTTCAAATAAAATTTTCCATAATCTTTAGAAAAATCTATAGACTTAGAAAGAGTTTTGGCCTGAGAGAATTCAGTAAAGGCATCGTATTCCCCATTGTATTGCCTAGAGTACGAAAACTCAAATTTTTTGTCAAAGTCCATATTTTCCCCAGAAGTGTTTAGAATGCAAACTCCAATAGCTTTATAAATATCAGGAGAGATTACTTCGTTGTGCCTGAAAATATCCTCTGTGGATCTTATTACTTCAAATTTTGGGAATTGTATCGCGCCAGTCTTGTAACCCGTTCCAGCACCTAAAATAATTATTCCAGACAATACCCCAGAGGAACCACTAGACAAAACCGCTATTCCAGCAGATTCACCGGCAGTTTTTACAAAATTAGTTGAAAAACTTACCGGAGAGTATCCTAAGCTAGTGGCATCTTCATCAGGATATGCTTTTGGATAATCTGTTATATCCTCGGGCATTTTCACCGAATAAAGTCCATCAAATCCATGGCCCCCGCTTTTTACTATTATTCCCGTGATTGTTCTAAATTTATGCGAAGGGTTTTGATCAGTAAATAAAGTAATTCCTGTTTTCTTAGTAAAAGCGGTTGCGCTCACTCCCGCTCCGTTTCCCTCGAAAATCAAATCAAAAGAATCCCCCGCATTATCAGAAATAAGATTCAACTCATTTACACTTATAGAATCTATTCCAGAGTAAGAAGCAAATTCTATAGTTGGAACTTTTGAGTAAAGCCCGCTTTTGGTTATTTGAATTCCAGTTATAAAATTTCCAGTTTTTAACCCGGATAAACTGGGATACAATTCTAAAATTCCCGTTGCATTTAAAAAATTTCCATCAGAATCTTTTTTAGTTAAATTATATAAAAAAATATTTTCTTGCTCAGATTCGGAAAAAGTAAATTGATTCAATCCCGTTTTTCCAAAAAACGAAAAATTCAAAAAAGATTCTATAGGATGAGTATAATTTGTAACAACCGCCGAAAACTCTTTACAAACTGTGTCTGGTAAAAGGTATTCGAATTTACCAATCTCTGTAAATAGCTTAACACTTAAATTAATGTCTTTGCAAAGCTTCATAAAAAGTCACCATCCCATGCGCCGCTTAACAATCCAGACACTCCCGAGGTATTATATTTGTTTATAATTTTTTCGCCATGATCTCCGGATAAAATTATATTAACCGCACTAAAAATTTTAAACCCGGCAGCTCTAGAGTCTATGGTCATTAAATCAATTCCGGTTATTTTTAAATTTAAATTTGGATCTGGAAGTATTGTTAATAAATTTTCTCTAGATTCCAAGCTTTCGATTGAGGGTATTAATATTCTTACGTTCGGCGGGTTTGTTAGATTTATATTGTCAAAATTCAAACCGGAGCCAGAAGTTGTAAACGAACTTAATCTTCCCGGAAAATATGAACTATTAATTAAATTGTCATCAATAAATAAAATTATTTTTTCGTCCTGCAAATTAAATTTAATGCTAACCTCTTCTCCTGGAATTAAACTGTCTACGCTTTTGTTTATTATATTAGAATTTATGTTTGTACCAGAAATGCTTATTGAATATGAATTTGAAAATTCGCTTACTGGCGCAAAAGATAATGTTAAATTTTGACTGCCTGTTCCATTTATGGTTATTTGTTTTTTTTCGCCAACACTTCCCGCATCTAATTCTGCAATTGAAAATTTTGACAGTTCCACGCTGGCAATTTTAAGTCCAATTAAACTTTTTTCAAATTTTCCAGTTGTTGTCATTATAGCCTATCTAATCTTGCACTGATTTTATTTAAAATGGCTTCTTTCTTCGGCGGCTTAACGGGAATGTTTGCGAAAGAAACATTTGTACGAAATCCTTCTTGCCCTAAAGAAAAATTTAAACTTTTTAAACCTTTTGTTGGTGTTAAATAATCTCTAAAAGTATTAACCAATGTAGCATCACCGATTATTTCAAAGTTTATTTCATGATTGGATTGCAAATTTTGAGAATTACTAAGGCTTTCTATCAACCTATGATAGTCTGCTACGCTGTTTAGCCTATTATTCTGCATATCATAAACAGGAGAAAAAAATCCTTTTGCTTGTGGATCAATTTGATTTTGTATATCTTGACCGACTTCATTGTTAATCCGCTGTACTTTAGCTACATTATCAGTTCCAGCCCAACTACTACCGTAAATCTCGATTCGCTCAGCGCTTCTTAATTGCATTTCTACATCTTGATCCAAAATTCCATTATAGTAGTTAAAACCCGAGCCAATCAGCGGATATGAATCAATCGGATAAGTTATGTCTATCTGAGTCTGGTCTTTTGTATACTGAGGAGCCGATTCACCCTCATGAATAACGCTCAATCCTTTAAAACTGTCATCCTTAAGTACTGGGTTGTTTGCGTTGTGTGTTTGTACATAATTGTGAGTCAAGTGATTAACCTTAAGTATTAGATTTATATTTCTACATGGCCGATTCATTACGACATCAGGACTAAATCCCGGATTAAAATTACTAAAAAAATCTGAAGCAGGGCTTGGACATTTGCAGTTTGGATCTGGTGAATAATCAGGGCAATCTTTCTGGTTCGCCAGTACTCCACTCGCGCAAATTGTATCCAACAAGGAATCGTCGCAAACATTTTTCGGAAATCTTTTTTTCTTTTCTCTTTCCTTGTCTTGCGAAAATTTATTTAGTTTAATAACCATTGTATCGTTCCTCTTTGGCTGAGTAAAACCAAACTCAATTTGTAAATGAGGACACAAAGTTAAGATTTCTGAATTTGTGAAGCTAGCCCCTTGGGGATAACCTACTCTTGGTATTGCGAGTAAATATAGTTTCGGACAATACAGGTCGGAATATTGTTTGATTTTATTCTGGGATCGAGTTTCTTTTTTCTTATCGATTACTGCCGCTAATAGCGCCTCTCGCGAGGGATCACCATTAATACTATTTGTTAAAAATTCTTGCAGATCATCCATGTCATCTTCTTCTAATTTTATCAATTTAGGCGTGAAATCATTCAAGTCGAAACTGGCTGGAGCAGTAGAATCGTCATGATCTTGGCCCCTAGCTACTATATCTTTAAAATTATCGCAATCTGTGCTTGCTTGGAATCTATTTAGTTCTTTTAATTGGAGATTAAAGTCTTCTTGCTTAGTACCCCATTCATTATCTAATTGAGCGACATATAAACCGCTAAAATCATTTAGAACAGATGCGTAATTTCCACTAGCTTTAAATATATCAGATAGAAAAAAATCATCAGATGCATAATCCATGCGATTGTCACTACTGGGGTTAGTGGTAGAATTTACCTTCATATATTTACCCGCCGTAGCATTATTTACAAAAAAACTAGGCTGGTCTACTCTATCCAATGGTAAATACGGATGATGAGGGAGGCTGGCTTTATTTAATATTCCATATTTTCCAATTTTGCTTGCAATGGCTTTTTCCCAAGATTTTATTTCTTCGACCCGTTTTGGGTCATGGAACCCTACGTACAGATTAAAATGCTCCGGAGCTAATATATTGTTTTGGGCCACTCCATTGGGCGTATCTTTTGCAAAGTTTTTCTCAAGAAAGAAACTTTTTATATCATTAATTTGTTCGCCTTCTAAATACAGTACGGGAACGAATGCAAAACTATTAAATCCATTTTGTTTGCTTATTTTATCTCCCATTTCACTATAGGTTATTAATGCCCCAGCGTAAATATCTCTTATATTTTCATTATAATTTATTAATGCAGCGCATGTGTCTATAACAGTTAAACTTCTATTACTAAACCAATGCGTTATATTTTTTTTACCATCAATTATGAAGTAATCTCTGTTATTTTGTTTTTTATAGTCATTTATAAAATATGGCGCTGTAAATGGTTGACCATACATCGTTTCATGAGAGGCAAACGGGGTTCTATTGGGGTTTAGCCAATCTAGCGGATGAGTTACCGTGAAACCACAAACATTCTTCAATTGTTTATTTTGTTTATTAACGGACCTTGACCTGATGCTCGAAGTTACTATAACCTGAGCATACGTTTCTTTTATATTGAATTTTTCAGAGAAATTTCCAATAGCAAAATTTGTATTAGAATTAAATACTTGGCCAAGAGGGTTTGTTGGAACCATTACGTCTTTTAAACCTTGTAAATTTACTCCGGCGCTCACATCGATGAAATGTATTGTTTTTCCAAAAATATAAAAATTTAACCCAAAGTCTGCGCACCAGTTATTCAATACTTCCCGCAGCGTTCCATTGTAGGTTTGTCTATAATTTCGATTTTTATCTAACGTTTTGTCTATGTCAAGATAAGAGTTGGCTAAAATAGAGCTGTTAACTTTTGTAAACTTTAAGTTTAATCTAGCCAGTGCCTGCAAAAGTTCTGAAAAATTATAACTAATATTGCTTGCATCAGCACAAGCATTTTCATTAAATTCTTCGGTTCCAATAATTAGCGTTCCCCCATTTATATTTAAGCTATTAGCGGCCGTTGCACTAGGCGCAAACTGATTTGAAAAAGTCGCCATCGTAGCGTAAGCCGATGAGTTCTTTATTGCGCGATTAGAATAACTGCTGTAATTTTCTGAGGGGTTTGCTTGCACTAATAGATCCCGTCCACCAGGATGATAATGATTTATAAAATATGCGGCAGTTTCTATAGTCCCTATCGGAAACCCCCTTACTGTGAAAAACCTAGTGCTTGACACTGAGCAATCTGGGCAAAGAGCGAAAATTTCAGGACTTGCCACGATTGTTTTCTTATGCTTACTTATATACCCCTCTCGTTTAAATAAACCAACATAAACTTTATCTAAAACCATAGAGTAATCTGTAAATTCAACTTTCAAAGTTTTTGAATCTGTCGCCCCATTTATATCGTAAGAAGTTAAATACATTGGTCCAAATTCAGTTGAACCAATCGTTATTGTATAGTATTGCTCTACTCCGGTATGATTCACTCTTAAGTCGCCGGAATTTATATCAAAACCTATTCCAGCAACAGAGCCATCGTTACCGAGCAATTCTGTCCCATCAGTTTGAGTGTCCAAAGCAATATCAAGACTCAAGGTCGTCGGAGAATCCGCAAATCCCATTTGCAAATTTCCTCCATAAATCCATCCGCCAAATGCTCTGCCTTCAGGGAAGGTTTGGTTACCAAACCTACCGCCCTGAGCCTTTATTTTTATTCCAGCTATTCTTTGATATCCCATATTAAATAATTATAAAAAATTAAATGCTATCATCTAAAAAACGTAAGTTAAATTTCTTAAGTTAAAAGTTTTTGAGGAGAATTCGCAAGGCAATTTTATTGAATAATCTATATTTTTTATCATTTTTATGCCATTCAACCATATTTCTACCGAACTTCCTGAAACAGGGTAAACCATCACACTACTTGTTCTATAATCTAATATTTTACGATAATTTTGATTTTGCACTGGTGAAAAGGCTAATATAGATTCGGTAGATTCATCGATACTAGATAATTCTCCATTTCCATCAACTGTGATTGCTAATTTTGCGTCATTAAAATTACTAGCGTGAATTATTAATGATTCTTTACCCCCGGTTATTCCAGTAGTATAATCTATTCCAGAGTATATTTTTTGACCATTCATGAATAAATCATATCCGCTTAATTTGAATCCATTAAAGAATAGAGAATCAAATCCAGTAATAGTAACATTACCATCTCCAGTCTCCAAGAATTGAGAGGAGGCTGGATAATATCCCGTATGTTCATGCAAGCCCGTAATCTGCCGATAATTTTGATGCAAACCACTGTATAGCAAATATTGTATTGGTGAGCTGATTTTATTTACTCTAATTTCATCACTATCATCAGAATCATATTCAATTAATCCATTAGAAGAAACCGAATAATCTAAACCGCTTACAAATAGCATTCCGTTGGAGAAAACGGCAAGATCTGATGAAAAAATTTGATTTGCCGAAAGATCTATATTGTTGTTTATTTCGTTGTAATCGTAAATCTCTAATAAATCTCCCGACTCAACATTTGAAATAAAAACTATGGATATAAGATCATTATTATAATCTTTTTTTCTTTTTTCTTCTATTAGTGGATCCGAAAACTCTTGTTCAAAAATCGACTGTTGGCTTTGCGTTGAACCAGTTACCACCACCTCCGAAATAAAATGTCCGGTCAATGGAGCTTGAACAGATTGATAAATTCCTAAATTCGAATTAAATATAACTTCGCCTTTGTATCCCGTTATTCCGGTACCAGAAATTTCCACCATATCAAAAGACAATGGATTGTAAAAATCTCCAGATAAATTTTCCTGCTTGATTCCAGTGCTTAAACCCGTGCAAAATGCACATTCGAAATAATTTACGTCTTCAATCTTCGGATTATTTGCTGATAAAAAAATATGATTTATATTTCCAGAAAATCCAGAATATCCTTGAAAACTTTTGCCAAAAATAAATTTATCAGAATACTTGAAATTTTTCAATTCTTCTTGCTCATTAATCATTATATTGTTAACAGTGTCATATTTTTTAAAATGAAATACATCGCCCAAGACTCCAAAGCTGATTAAATTTTTTTGATTTAGCAAAGAGTTCCTAAAAGTTCTTATTACTTTATTCGCTCCGGTTCCATATTCCAAAAACCATTTATTTATAGCATTATATCCAAATATAAATCCAGAATTTAAATTAGTTCCAGTGCTTGAAGAGAATAAAACTACAGGTTCCGTACTCGAACAGCTATCAATTGAAAAATCAATTAGAATATTGAAGTCATTTGGACTTTCAAAGTTTTCCAGCCTTAGATTTAATGGAGGCTTCGAAGCTCCAGTAAATTGATTACTATAAATTTGATCTCCAGAAAATAAACTTAAGTTAAGTTTATTAACGTAAAATACATTTTCATCTCCACTTTTAAAGTAAACCTCTCCAGTGGGATAAAGATCATTTAAGATTACAGACCCCACTCGATTGGAAAAGTTGTAAGATCCTCTTAAAAATCCAGAGCTTGAACCTGTAGCAAATAAACAATTTTTGTAATTTTCAGTATTCATTATTATCGTCCAAAATAGTGCTTCCCTCTAATTGACCCAGCCGCAGGCACAACGGCTTTCGGAGCAGCTACGCCCAAAAAGGCCGCATGATTATTAGCGCTTTTGGCGGTATACATTAAATTATAATTTACGCCAAAAGATGCGTCAGATACCCCGCTGGAAATTTGCAAACTTTCCGGAACCAAATCTTTGTAATTAGTAAGACCTGCCCCTACATTAATAAAATTATTAAACATTTTTCCAATAATATCCACTCCTGTTCCAAAAAAATTCTCTAAATTTTTTGCAAAATCAGCATTGCCATTTACCTTTAAAGAGGCTTTTTCTGCAGTTTGACATTGTAAATCTTGAATAATATGATGACCCTCTATATTGGCTGCGGGTATAAATTTATATATCGGCACGCCCTCTTGAATTTCTGCGCTAAACTCTAATTTGCTTCCTGGTTTTATTCTAGGGACATTATCGCTTTGACAAGAAAGCTTAAAGTCCGCTAGTCCACTATTATAATCTATATTCACAGAATCTATATTAAAAATACCGCTAATGACGCCCGCAGCTATTCCAGTTAGTCCATTAATAAATTTAAAGAAATCAGCATTTGAGCTGGTTTGGGGCATATTTTGACCAGCCCCCACAGGAGTAAAGGTTTGCCCCTTTAGCCATTGCTCCAAGGATCTTTTTCGGTTGGTCAAATCCCCCTTTGATACGAAAGATCCGTCAAGGGAAATGGAGTTTTGTTGAGATGAAAAATCTTCCGAAGCCGATACAGAATAATCAAAAAACCCACTAAAATCTTTGGCGTTTCCGCTTAATAATTCCCACTTTAAATTCACTTCTCTTGCTCCAGAATTTTTTGAAACTGAAACGTTGTTTAAAATAAAATCATTTATATTATTCGCCCCATGGCGTTTCATATAATGTTCAGAAATTTTTTCAATATAGTTTTGATCAGAGAACTTGGCTTCCGCATCGCTCCAAGATTTTTGCTTCTGATATTTATTCGCATCATCCGCAAGAATTTTTAAATTAGAATCAAACTGAAAACTCCTATAATCCCCTCCATAAGGAGAATTTTGTTCAGAAACTTTGGTCGTTTCAGAAAAGTAAAAATCATCATTTATATAACCGCTAGGCTGACAGCGATAGCTTTTTTCCACAACATAAGAAAACTTTGAACGATCTATGGTTTTTTTATTTGAAAGCAAGCTCCAATTTTTACCAGTGGTAATAAATATGGGCGTAAAACCTGTCAAATCAAATTCATTAAATAAATCTTCAACGAAATCTCTAGCTTGAAAAATTCCAGTCACCCCAACCGCAGAAGCTTTTACGTTTAAATTTACTGATTTGTCTTCATTTTGATTAAAACCATACTCGAAAGAGGGCTCTTTTACACCTCTTAAAGTGTCAAAAACTTTAAACTTTACATTGTAAGGCAATATACCACCACCGCCCGGTCCAACCATTCTTGCGCTAAAATTATCCTTTGGGACAGAAAAAGATACGATAAAGCCTGTTTCATCTAAAATTGTTACATTATTACTTTTTATTTTTAGTATACCCGGTGATTGAGAGAATATATTTGATAAAGTCTCAAAGTCTGCAAATGAATCGCTTGACCCAGAATATAAACCATCCAAGGCATAAATTCTTTCGTGCCCCAACCGCATAAGGCCCGCGTCGACCTCCTGACGAGACTGACTTACAAATGGCGGTGGGTTAAGTTCCGATACTGAGCCTAATAATGTCGTGTATGTTACAATTGCACTCATTAGAAACTGTTTTTTTGGCCAAATATACTTGCCGTATCAATATTACCAGGATAAATTTTATTACCTTTAAATCCAAAAATTGGTTTTCTTCTACTATTAACTGATTTACTATAAAACTCTACTTCTACATTTATTGAAAAATCAAAATTAGAATCAAATGAATAAGATATTGAAGTCGGGGCGTATCCGTTAATTGGATGCATAAGCCCAGTATTGTCTATTAATTTTTGTATTTCACTGGTTACTGTAGCGTGAAAAATTGGCGCGAACTGCGGGTTCGAACCAAAAAACATATTTCTTATACTTAATATTTTATTTAAAAAGTTAATAACGTTATTAGTGTTTCCATTTTGGAAAAAATCGTCAAGCCACACTCCACCTTGGTATTTATTAATTTTTGCGTTAAAATTTATTTTCATTTTTCCAGTAGACGAAACTACGCTTGGATCAATTATAGATTTTCCCGTATATTTTCCTGCTGATCTACCAAGAACAATTCTTTCGGTAAATTTTTCCACAGGAGCAGTAACGTCAACTTTTTTATCAAAAAATGTAAAATTATCAGCTAAGGTTTGATGTAAGCTTACCGGAATCACTAAATTATTAAACATTAAGTCTCTAGTTGGCATATTGGCTTGCGCAGCAGTTCCACGCTGTTTAAACCAAAGCGGCGCGTATTTATCTTCGCTACTATATTCTAATGTTAAATTAAAGTCTTTGCCTCTTCTTGGAATTTTAGAACTTTTCTTTATCAATGCTAAAGCTATTTGAATACTGGGGTCAGGTTTTAAATTTTTAAAATTAATAGCTTGAGATCCATTCATTAAATCATGCACAAACTGTTTTGAACGCTCCGCTGCTTTTACTGTAAAGGTTTCGAAATTAGTTATACCCGCACTACTTGCGCCAAAATCGGTGTCGAAATTATTTAAATCACCAGTCTTGAAATTTATAGACTTTACTTCAAAAGAGTGAGAGCAAGTTATAAATACTCCCTGCCTTGAGACTTTTAAGCCATCCTTGCTCTCATAACCATATTGTAAATTTGGGTTGGTAGTATATTTTACATTATAAGTTATTGCTGGTAATTCTGGAATTGATGAGAAAGATCTTTCCATCGGAATCGGTCGCAAAGAATATAAACTTGTAGAATTAGTATAATGATCCAAATATTCTGTGGCGTTGGCATCGGTTTCAGCTTTTGTTTTTCTTAAAAAATATCTATAGTTTTTCAAAAATTCCTGGCATCTGGTATAAGATTTTTTTACGTTATTAAAAGTAGAATCTCCATTGATAAATGATGAGCTCGCGCCTTCTATATCGGAATCGAATTTAGCTTTCAGCGCGGCGAAAGTTGTGCCGCCCTTCATTTCTGTATTTTCTGATATTTCTATCGTTCCATCGCCGCCGACGCTCAAATCATAAGAGTGATTAAAAAAATAATTCGCATCGTATCCAGTATAGTAGATTTTGTTGCGAGTTAATGAATATGAATTTGCAAAAAGATCAATGGTTTCTGAATTTGTGAAACTGGCATCATTTGCTGCTGCGAAATGGTCAGCCCAGCTACTATTATTAAATACAAAACCATTTCCGGTAAAAAGCTTGGCTAAATTTGTAAAACTGCTGTAACTTTTTGAGTTTGAGACGATACTTTGAGCGGCGGTGCGTAAATTGTTTTTTTTTATAACTGAAAAAATATCACTTCCAGTTTCTGGTAGCAGTCCCAAATTAACTGAATGAGTAAACTTGCATTCTCCATTCTCTCCCTCATCAAAATTGAAATTTTCAGAATAGTCTTTAATACCCGTTGCAAAATTCTGCAGATTATTTATTGCAGGTTCTAAAAAGTTTTTATTGTCCGCTTTATTATTCGTATCGAACTCTAAAAATTTACTGTGCGCACCAGTTTCATTTTGGTGAAACTCCACTGCTGCACTAAATTTTAAAAATCTAATACCCTCTGAACTTTCGTTGAGTGAATTGGGAAAATTTAAAGATTTTATTCTAAAATTATATCTTCCAGAATCGGCAATAGCTTTTATTTTATCATAAAGACCTGTTTGTAAATTTTCTGTGGTGTACGGCTTATGAACAGTTCCTTCTACATCAAAATTAAAAACATTACCATAAGAATAAGAGTCATTTAAATATTTTCTTTCAACACTAGCTCCAAGACTAGTAATATAAATACTAGAATCTCCAGTATTTAAGTTTAGTCCACTCTCGCTAAAAATTGAAGAAATATTCATGATACTTTACCCGATAACGCCGACTCCTTTCGCACTTCGAGCGCTCCGCAATGCGGCTGGAGCGGGAGCTTGCTCGCCATTCATTTGGCTTTCAAGGAAAGCAAGTCTTTCCTCAAAAAGAGCTATATTCTCATCACTGCCACTTAGTTCTATAGGTTCAGAATCTTCTCCATTTATTTTAAAATTAATAGTGAAGCTTCGACTCTCTCCTTTATCATTTGCGGCCACCTTAGCGTTTTCTCCATCGTTGGTAGATCCACCGGCTTCTTCATCGGAAGCGTTAGAATCTTTTAAAGATTCAGTTGCTGTTTCAAAACGCGCTATTGCTTCAGAAAAATTTAAAATTGAAGTCCGGAAAACAGTTCCAGCTTGTAATAATTCATTTTTTGGCCCTTGTTTAGCATCTTCTTTTTCTTTAATCTTAGAAGCTGCAGCTACGCTAACTTCATTCCCTACTGGACCTGCCGCTAGCTCAGCTTGTTTTTGCGCAGCCGGCCCCCCGCCCGCTATCTCAACTTGTTTTTGCGCGGAGCCCAGTCGAATTTCAGCTTGTCTTTTCTTGTGCTCATCCTCCAGTCTTTTTAATGCTCCCCCTCCTCCTGTACGAGTAGCGAGTATAAGATTCCTTTGAGCTTGATAGCTTTGATCTTCCGCAGCCATTTGCATGTTTGCATTAACTTTTTCATCATTGATTTGTTTGATTCTATCTTGATTAATTTGTTCTTGCGTTTTTTGCACTACTGCTGGAGTTGCTGCTGCAGGAGTTGCAGCTGCTGGAGTTGCAGCTGCTGGAGTTGCAGCTGCTGGAGTTGCAGCTGCTTGAGTTGCAGCTTTTTTCTTCTCTTCTTCTCTTTTCTTTTTCGCTGCAAGCTGGGCGTCAGCATACGCCTCAGCGCTATCTTCGGTAAGCCCATACTTTTCCCTCATCCCTTTCTTCCTTTCTTCCGAAGCTCTATTATAGGAGTCTATGGCCCCTTGCCGAACGCCCGCTTCATCTATAGGCCGCTCGAGTTCCTTGCTTATTCTTTCATTTTCTTTTTCATCCGCTCCCTCTACGCCGAATGTACTCAAAATCTTCGATCCAAGTCCAAACTTTTTTTCAAGAAACTCGCCCGCTTGATAACCTGCGACCCCTACGGCGACCATGGAGGCGCTGGCTGCTAAAGCCCCCGCACTTAAAGTTCCGAACGCTGCGAAAGCCGGCCCACGAAGTATCGAAGTAAAACTGCCAACAGCAGAAGCAAGCGTAGGAAACATCGTTGCCAGAGCACTTGGAGCACCAGCGGCCGCCGGAACAGCGCCCGGAATAGCGCCCGGAATAGCGCCCGGAATAGCGCCCGGAATAGCGCCCGGAATAGCGCCCGGAACGGCAGCGCCCACTCGGGCAAGCCCCTGCACAACAGAGCCAAATCTGGACGTTACCACTTCTCCGACTTTACCCATGCCCCAGCTCATCCCCTTTAAAATACCGGTAGTCAAAGCTACGGTCATGGCCGTACCTAAAACGTTAAATTCACCTTTCGGTTTTTCTTCTGGTTCTACCGGCTTACCCTTCTTTGCGTCTTTTGTTTTTTGGCTTAGCTCGCCCTGCTTTTCTTTTGTCTTTCTGAAACTTTCCCCTGCATCGCCCGCATACCGTTTGTCTAAATCTTCTAACTCTTTCTTTTCCTTGTCACTTAATTTGTCTTTCTTTTTAAGATCTTTATGTCTTTGTGCATCAGCATCGGTGTATGATAGACTCTCT